CGGCCAGGCCCACCAGCGACGCGAGGCCGGACAGCCAGTCCTGCGCTCCCGCCTGCGGACGCTCGGCCGTCATGCCTTGCGCGTAGCGATCGAGCATCGTCCACGGATCCTGGTTCACCTCGGCGTCCTGCGACGCCTGGCCGGGGTCCATCAGGAGCCGCGAGAGGCCCCACGGCACGCTAGGCATCGTGATGCCTCCGATCGCGGACCACGTAGCCCTCGCGCTGCCGAGCACCAGGAAGACGATCCGCCTGATCGTCGACCCGGCGGGACCCGTCAGTTGTTTCACATGGTGAAACAAGTGAAGGATCTCGCGCAGGTCGACGCGCTGGGATCACGTCGTCCTTCGGCGGCACCGGCTCGCCGGGCACCTGGATTTTCCGGCCCTCGCGCCACGCCAGCGAATCGTGGAAGTCGTAGGCCGCCGCCTCGGTGTAGGTCTGGATGTCGCGGTCCTTGCTGCGCTCCCACGCCTCGTCGGCGGCGTCGAGCTTGGCCGCGTAGCGCTCGAAGCCCCCGTGCCTGTAGGTGTCGCACTCCGCCAGCGCCTCGAACACGGGGGTGCCGAGCAAGTCGCGGTGCACAAACATCACGTTGACGTGTCCCTCGCGCCAGCCCTCCCAGAGATCCCGACGCCGGGCGCTCCTGCTCCACTCGGCCGGGCGCTCGGCGACGTATTGCGGATTCTGCTCGCGCATCTTCCGCTCGATCACCCACATCTGCGTGTGCCGCCCCCAGCGCACCCGCAAAAGGGGATCGTAGGCGCGGAGGTCCTTAACGAAGCTCGACGGTGGGGTCATGGCGATATTTCTCCGGCCACAGCTCCACGATCACGTCGCGCTTGAGATCGACCCCGGCGCACCAGCGGCCCTGTGCGTCGCGCCGCGGCAGGATGTCCACCGTCGTCAGGTGGCGCAGGGGCGTGTCGAGATCCACGCAGGGGCGGAAGCCAGCGAGGTGGCACTTCGCGAAGAAGTGCAGGTCCTCGCCGAGCACGCCCTGGCGCTCGAACCACGGCGCGGGGATCGCCTCCAGCGCGCGCCGGCGCACCAGGAGGCCCCCCTTGCCCGCGGCCACCACGGGCAGCAGCCCCGCCTTGCCTTCCAGGTCTTCCCACGAGTACGGCGTGAACGTGAAGGCGTCGGTCACGTCCTTGTAGGCCACGGGCCCGCACGGCGGTTGGCGGTAGCAGTACAGCGGCACCACCACGTCCACGTCGTGATCGAGCAACCGCAGCAGGGTATCCGGCTCGAAGCGATGATCGTCGTCCATCAGCCAGATCCACTGCGCGGCCGGATCGCGCAGCATCATCTGGATGCAGTCGTTGGAGTTGTAACTGGTGTCGTAGCCGCAAGCCATGGCGAGGGTCGTACCCGCCGGAACGTGGAGGCCCAGCATCGCCGCGGTGAAGAGCGAGTACCGCGCCAGCTCTCCACACGGCAGCCCGACCACGCCCGGCGGGTGCCGACTCTCGACCGGGATCACTTACTTGTTGGCGACGATCGTCACCACGGGGGCGTTGGTGGAATTCACCCCAGTGGCCCCGCCCGCGGTCGTGGTGGCCGCGATGGACAGCCCGGCCGCGAAATCGCTGTCGTTGTTGCCGGGCAGGAACAGCAGCGTCTTGCTCGCCCCCGGCGAGAGCTTGAGCCCGGTATCCGGCCGCGTGGTGCCGAGGGTCACCGACGCGCTGGAAGTGCTGAACACCTGCAGGAACGCCGCGGTGGTCGCTCCGGCCGGCGACGCCGCGTGCATCAGGTAGAGCCGCACGGCGGCGTTGGTCCACGCCGTGGCCTCGACCGCGGCGGACGAGGGATTGAGCCGCGTCATGACGAGCGCGTCGCTCAGCTCCTCGTAATCGCCGAGGGTACGCTTCAGGATCTCCAGCACCCGGTTCAGGCCGTCGCGCTCGTACTGCGCGGAGGCCGCGAGCTGGTAGAGGGTGGCAGTGTTCGACATGGTGGCGGCCTCCTAGCGGTCCCGGATCAGGGCGTGGCTCGGCATCCCCTGGTGGGAGAAATCCGTCCGCACCGATCCCACGTTGATGACCCTGGCCGACGCCCGATCGGGATCGGCCGAATCGACATCCCAGCCCTCGATGCGCCCCGTGTCGACCACCACGGGGCTCGCATCGAGGATGTGATCGCCGCCGCACTCAATGGCCAGCTCGGGCGGCGGGTTGATGGCAGCGAGCCGGCACACGAAGCCATGGTCGGTGTGCGCGTGCGCGTGCTCGTGCGTCAGCATGTGCCGCGCGACCACGTAGGGCAGCGTCATCTCCGGCCGCGCGGCGGACCACTTGAACGGTTGCCCGTTGAACAGCACTTCGAGCGGCGGGACACCCTGCGCGCGATCGCGCAGGGTGACCACCCGGTAATCGATCGGCGGCGCGCTCTGGTCGGCGTCGTCGAGCAGCATGGCTTAGTGCACGTGCGCGACGACGACGGTCGCGGTGATGCCCTCGAGCCGGAAGCTCGAGGCGGGCTTTTCGAAGGCCGAATTGTCCCAGATTCTGTAAAACGCTTCGAACGCATCCCTCGCCGCGGAGCCGGTGCCGACGCGGCAGAGGATCGCGCCGTCCTCGTCCGCCCACTCGCCGTTGGTCATGGTGTAGCGAGTGAGATACGACTCGTCGATGCCGAAGATCATCGAATAGGGCGCGTACTTCTCCGCCATGACGGTGATGCCGCCGAAGCTCATGTCGCGCCCGCGAGCGGCGCGCGTGCCGGCGTCGGGGTTCAGCAAATCCGAGCCCACGTAGCGCCGGGCGTCGTTCGTGACCGCGAGGTACGCGCGGCGCACGCTGTGATGCATCGCCAGCAGGCTGATCTCGCCGTCGCCGAGCTGGTCCGCGAGATCGATGCCGCGCTGGATCACGTCGGCGGAGAGCGCACCCACGCCGGTGATGACGTTGCTCGCCCACAACGGGTAAGTCGTGCGGTTGATGTTGTGCAGGGTCTGCACGTACGTCCCGTCATCGATCAACCCGAGGAGGCCCATCATCTCCTTCTGGTACCCGCTGTCGGACACGTCGGTCGCGCCGGTGGTGTTGACCCGCACGATGTAGTCGTTGTCGGCGACCGCTGCGGCCATCGCCGAGTCGACGGTGATGGTGGTGCCGGTGGACGCGATCGACTGGATGGTGCGATTCGCCGAGGCCCGCATGGTCCCGGTGGTGGGATCGATGAACGCGATCGCCATGCCCGGGTTCAAAAACCTGGCGCCGTTCGTCGCGCCGGCGATGCCGCCCGGCGCGTCCACGGTCACCGTGGTGCCGGTGCCGGGATCACCGTTGACCAGCGCGAAGACACCGCGCCCGTCGCCCCAGATCGCGCGCCCGCGCTCCGAGGACATGTCGGTGATGATGCCGCGCATCTCCTGCTCCATCGCGGCGGCGAACGCATGGCGCTCGCCCTGCGAGGCTTTCATCACTTGCGCGGTCAGCAAAATTCTGCCGTATTGAAACCGCATCGGGATGCGCGTGTTGGTGTAGCCCTGCATCTGAGCAGCGGGGAGGTTGCCGTTCTCACTCGCCCAGCCGCTGCCCTGGTTGCGACGCACGTGCACCGGATACGTCACGGTGCGGCCACCCCAGTCGCGCGCTTCCTTCTGCAAGAAACGGTCGAGCATCTTGACCTTGGTCGGAATCAGCTCGCGGATTCCGCCCTCATAGACATCCTTGAGGACCTCGTCGTAGGCAGTAGTGTCCTGTCCGGCCATGGATTACCCCGGCATCAGCTCCCGCAGCCGCGCCATGGCCTTCTGGTGCAACGCCTGCTCGAATTGCCGTTCCTGGCCCTCGACGGGCTTCTCCGGCAGCTCGGCGCCGCGCGCACTACCGCCACGCAGGGGCGAGGGAAGCTGCTGCATGCGCTGTTTCGTGGAGGTGAGCGCCGTCGTCTGCTGGCGGCGCAATCCGTCAAGGAACGAGGCACGTACCTCGTTGAAGGCTTCGGCGATCGCGCTACCGTCACCGGCCCGGAACCGCGCATCGAGGTCGGGATCGCTCCGGATGACTCCCGCCACCATCTCCTCGACGTGGCGCAACGCCTTGGGGTCGGTCGACAGCCCGAGATCCTTGGCGAGCGAAGCGATCTGCGACGTACCGCTGCTGACGATGCCCCGCTGGTGCGCCTGGTGGAGCGACTGGTATCCCTGATGAAGCTGGGGAAGCAGCCGGAAGGCTTGCCGCTGCTCGTACAGCTCGCGCAGCTCGGGATCGGACTGCATCAGGAGCTTGAGCGCGCGCGCGGCGTCGACCATCTCCTGGCTCGGCGGCTCGGCGGGCTGCTGCTGGCGGTAATGCTGGAAGTGCTCGGCGCGGGCGAGCCGTTCGGTGAGGTGCCTGATGTTCTGCTGGTGCTCGCGGTTCTGGGCGATGAGCTGCTGGAACCGCGGGTGACGGTGAAACGGGACCTGCGCGTCGGGATCCGTGTTTTGCGTCGCGGCCGACGTGGGTGACGCGCTGTCAACTGGTGCGGGGGGCGAACCCGCGCCGCTGGAGTCAGCGGCTACGCCTTCCATCTCGTCCATCTGGTTCGCTCGCGCCGCGCCTCGCATCGCAGCGAAGGGAGCCGAAACAAAACGAGGCCGCCGGGTTTCCCCAACGGCCTCGTTCCGTTCCGTCCTCGGGCCTCGGCTACGAGGAGCCGGGCTTACGGGGCCCCGTCGAGCCCACCCGCGAGTGTTCAGCTAGCTCGGCTTTACTCCTCCATGAGCCGCGAGAGGCCGCCCGGCCGCTTCGGAGGTCCGGCCTTCTTCTCGGCGGCGAACTCCTTGGGGGTGTGCGTGTCGCCGGTCTTCAGGTTCTTGGCCTCGACGACCTGGCCCTTGCCGGGCCCCCGGAAGGCCAGCCGGACCGGCTGACCCCCCCGGTGCGTCACGCGGTAACGGACGTTACCCTTGAGCGGCATCGAGGCAACCTTATCATTGGGATTTCCGATGGTGTCAAGCTGAATCTACCCGTAGTAGCCGTAACTTCGAGGTAACGCTAGAGCGAGCCCGGCGGTGAAGGCATAGGGATCCCCTATTACCTGATGCCCCCGGCGGACAAGGCCCGGACACGCGGACAAGGTGTCCGCCCCGGTGGGAGAAAAGTGTTCCCCTGCCGCGAGCTCCAGGACCTGTCCAACCTGTCCAACCTGTCCAACACCGCGTTAACCGCGTTAACCGCGTAGGCCGTGGGCCTTTAGTCCAGGCAATTGCCTCGAAAGGGGGGACATCGGGGGGCCACGCGAGATCCAGGGAACAAGAATAGCCCCAACGATTACAGGTACTTACGGTCTCCTTCTCCTACCGAAGTACCCTTTTCTCCCACCGCCGGGCACATGTATGACATCGGCATACCAGCATGATCCAGGACGACCTACGGCGAACGATAACGGATAGTTAGGGGGTCTTGACTCGGCCATGGGGTCCCGTGCTAGGGCCGTACGAAATTGACGAATCTTACGAACCAGGTGGGAAACGGTCACGGCTTAACGGACCCCGAAGAGCGTGACACGTTACCGGTGGGAGAAAGCCCCGCGAATCCGCCGAACATTCACCGAACGTTCGGGACTGTTCGCCGAACGCCGAACGGTGCTATCGTCGGGTTGCCGGGCCGGGGCTCCATTGAAGCGCAGCAGCAACGGGCGTGGTCATGAGAACCCTTCGCCCATTCCCCGGTCCGGCGCCCCCCTTGGACGAACTTCACTCGACGCGCACGACGCCCCGCATCGAAATGCTGATCGCCGTCGTCATCGACACCCCGGAGGGGGAATCAGTCGTACGACGCGACACCCCCGTCGGCACCACCCCGTGGATCACCGACGACGAAACGCTCGCCCCGGTGCTCCTCGCCCTCGCGCGCGAGGAGAGCGGATTTCCGTCCGCCTACCTCGCGCGCTTCCGGCGCGTCGCCTAGCGGTCGCGGTCCTTCGGCTTGGGCTTGGGCCCGTCCTCGCGCTCGGCGATCTGCTCCGTCGCGCCCGCCAACCGCTCCAACGCCTCTTCCAGTCTCGGCATCGCTAGACTCCTTTCTTCTCGCCCATCTCCTCGAACTCCCCTTCCATGCGCTTCGGCGAGCTGCCCGCGTTCAGCGGGTTCTGATTCGGCCGGGCCGGCGCGCCCCGTCCAGGCGGCGCTCCTGGCCGCGCCGGGTTGCCGGCGCCGCCCTGGGCCTGCTGCATGGCCATCATCTGCTCCATCGAGAGCTGATCGTGCGCGGCCTTGTGCCGCTCGGCCAGCATCTGGATCATGGGCGGCAGGCTCTGGCTGTACTGGCCCTTGAGGAACTTGCCGTGCTCGCGGCTGTGGATCCCGTGATCGTCGACCGACGGCCGCACGCGCGGGAGCTGCACGCCCAGGCCGGCGAAGACCTGCACGATCGACTCGTAGTCGAGCATCTGCAGCTCGGCCAGCTCCTCGGGCGCCGCCTGCTGCATCCGCGGATCCTGGGCGAGTGCGGCGAACGCCTCATCCTCCATCACGGCGTTCTTGGCGTCGAGCGCGAAGGTCTCGACGAAACGCGTGCGGCCGTACACCTGCAGGATCTTGAACCGCTGCTCGGGATCCATGGGCTGCACGATGCCGAGCGAGATCAATTGCTCGATCTCCGCGCGCTCGGCCATGTTCGTCCGCGGGAGCGCGCTGCCCGCCTCCGCGACGACGTTGACGTGGCCGCGTAGATCGGCGCCGAGAAACTTTTGAACTTCCCACTGCCCGTCGCGCCCCTGGAGCTGCAGCATGCGCGGCTCGGTGACGAACTGCCGGAAGATATCGATCGCCTGCAGGCTCCACTGTGACCACGCGACTTCCCACGTGATGAACAGCGGGGCGAAGCGGCTCTGGCCGCGCTCGTTGAGAATCTGGAGCGCGATGCCCGCCGACACGCCTTCGGGCCTGGCCCCCTTGATGACATCAAACGTCGCCGCCAGCTCCTCGAAATCGGCGTCGATCTTCTCCAGGTAGCTGACGAAGCTGCCGTTGATCGGCTGCCCGGCCACGCGCTCGGGCTTCGCCGGCACGAGCGGGGAATAGCGGATCACCTGCCCCGGCGTGCCGGTGAGGTTGACGACGTTGCTGCCCTCGGGCAAGAGCCAGACGGCGTTGCCCATGGACATGCCGGACATCTCGATGATCGACTCCCAGCGATTGCGCTGCGCTTGCTTGAGCGCGACATCGTCGGCGACGGTCTTCGACCATCCGGAACCGGGCACGAGCTGCTGAGGAAACCACGTGAACGGGAGAAACGGATTGCCGCGCGAATCCTTGTACGGCAGCGGGCCCGCGTGCGCGAGCTGGTGATTCTTGCCGATGGTGATGGCGAGCAAGCCCTCGGGGTATTGCTTGGTCGGAAGCTGCCAGAACCAGCTTTCGGTGATCTTCTTCGCCATGCCGGCGCCCGTGTCGGCGCGCCTGGAGGTCTCGCCCATGTAGGCGCCGAGCGTCGGCAGCGATTCCTGATAAAACGCATCCTGCACGGAGCCCATCGAGTCCGCCTGCAGCGAGTCCGCGAGCTCGGGCCAGCGCTCCCGGGCGTGATCGAGCGGCATCGCCTTTTCCCGCAAGCACTCGCGCTGTTTCGTCCAGTCCGTGATGGATGGATCCGCGAACATCTCGAAGCACGAGACGACATCGGCGTACACGCGGCCGATCGGCGCCTGCTGGCCGAGCGGCGCGCCGTCCGGGCCCATGGCCGGCTGCGTCGGCTGCCCGCACGCCGCGCACTGCCCCTGCGGCGTCGGCGGCTGCTGGAGCGCGCACGTCGGACACATCTCGTCTGGGATCAGCCGCGTGCCCCAGCGCGGATCCGGATCGTAGCCGGTCTCGAGCCACGCGTCGCCGGTGTGCCCCACCCACTGCGCGAGGTACTGCCGCAGCATGCGGATGCCGACCTCGTCTTCCACCACCTCGATCACGCGCCCGGCGACATCGGCCGTCGCGCGATCGTCAGCGTCGTCGGTGGCCGGCAGATAGTTGAGCCGCGGCTCGATGCGCGCGAACACGGAGATGACCGCGGCCATGGTCGAGGCGTAGCGGTTCGTCACCGGCATCGGCACGGTGGGCGGCAGCACCACGTCGCGATAACGCGCACTGCCGCGATCCCAGCGGATCCACTGCCGGCCGCGCAGGAAGAGGAGGTTCCTGTAGGCCGGACGCAGACGGTTCATGCGCCCGTGGCTCCACTCTTCGCGCTTGCGCTTGATGAGATCGACGATGGCGCCGGGGTCGTACTGGATCGGCGGCGGGCCCGGCGGCATCCCGCCCATCGGCGCCGACGGCGGCGCGGACGCCTGCTGGGTCATCGCGGCCAGGGCCGCGCCGAGCTGGTTCTCAGGCATCGCCATCAGTGCTCCTCCAGCAAGCGCTGTAAGGGGCGGATCCCGCGACGCTCCAGCTCCGAGCGCCGCCGGGCCGCGGCCACAGCCTCCTCGACGGTCTCGTAGTCCTCGCGCTCAAAGCCGTAGCGCAGCGGCAACGGCTGCCCGGCCTTGTCGGTCTTCCGCCCGTACAGATTCTTCCACCGCCCGTTCCGCTGCTCCGACTCGGACTGTTCGTGCATGGCTTACTCTCCTGCCTGCGCGAATTCCGCGCTCTGAGCGAGCTTTTCCAGCACGTCCCGCTCGCGCTCGCGCTGCTCGGAGGGGGTGGGCACGGTGACGGGCCCGTGTCCGTGCTGCTGCAACAAGCGATCGACGGCGAACTCGGCGCGCTGGCGCTCGTGGACGAATTGCTCGCGCCAGAAAGCGACCTCTTCGCGCAGATGCTGCACGAGGGCATCATCGCGGTGGCGGCGCCACCAGCTCATGCGGGCCACACCAGGTCGAAGTAGCCGCAGTCGCATCGCGTGCCCCACGAGGCCATGACCCGCTGCAACGTCGGCGCCGCCGGGCGGCGGGTGGTACACGTCGCCACGAGCACCCGATCGTCCAGCGGCGGCCCGATCGCGCGCGGCACCAGCATGGTGTGCGTGAACTCGGACCCGGGCGGCACCGCGATGCGCTGACGCTGGTCGCTCATCGCGACGGGTCCGACGCCTGCCGTTCCAGGGCGCGCACGCGCCGCTCCAGCCGCCGATAGAGCGAGTGCAGCAGCTCGTGGGCCGAGAGCAGGTCCGACAGGGTTTCGTCCTGGATCGCGTCGCCGCGCTCCAGCTCCTCGATGCGCCGCCGCGCGCCCGGCTCCTCGACCCAGCACCCGGCGCGGGTCTCCTCCCGTTTGCGCGCCTCGGTCATCTCGGCGCGGGCGAGATGCTGCTCGACCGCCTCCAGCCGCGCCGCCGCCCCCTTCAGCATCCTCATCGCCAGAAGTCTCCAGCCATGCCGACCGTCTCCGCGACCGCGGGCGTGGTCGACACGCGATGAATGTCGTAGGCCACGCGCAGCGCGCCGCGATCGAGCGCGGGCGCGCCGAGCTCGCGGCGCCGGGCAGCCAGGGCCACCTCGAACGACATGCGTGCGTCGAGCTCGGGATCCCCGGTCAGGTACTCCGGTTCCGCCGCCGCCGGCCGCAGGCGGAGCTGGAAGAGATCGACGACGGCGTCGAGCAGGTCGTCGTGATCGCTCTCGCGATACGTCCGGAACCGCGAGGCTTCTTCCAGGAAATCCTCGAGCGCGGGCGCGTCGTCGACGATCCGGATGTTGCCGTTCTCCCAGTGCGGTTGCAACGCGCGGATCCGGATGTTCTTCTTCTGCCGCGTGTCGCGTTCGAGCCTGGTGATCGGCAGGTGGTAGCCGCGCCGCTCGCCTTCCTGCACGATCAGGCGCCGGTAGATCTGCTGGAAGCCGACGGCCTCGAAGCCGATGGCCTTGATGCCCGGCGTTTTCTCCCAGGCGTCGTAGAGCTCGAAGAGCGTGCGGTCCTCCTGCCAGCGCCCGCGGCGCAGATCCAGAATCCACAGCACGCCATCGCGATCGAAGCCGCCGACGGCCATCGCCGTGTAGTCGGCCCACGCCTTCGTGGAGATCGCGGGATCGACGGTCATCGCGATCCACAGCTTGTCCAGCCCGCCCGTGTCCTTCAGAACGGCCGGCCGGCTCTTGATGTAGGGCAGGATCTTCGCCCGCGCGAACACCGCCGTCGACTGGTCCTCGGGGTTGAGCAACATCTGGGCGGCGAAGACCTCGGAGCCCATCTCCGCGCGGAGCGCGAGCAGCCGCGGGATCGAGAAGCGCTCGGGAAAGGTCGGGACCGTCGTGTCGTCGGGCGTGCTCGGCACCGCGCCGCGCTCGTTGACCCAGCAGGCGATCTTGTAGACGCCGAGCGGCATGTCGTCCCGCTGCTTGCGCTCCTGCAGGTAGCCGTAGAGGTCCGACGCCGCCCAGGTCGTGCCCACGATGTCGAGGGTTGCGCCCGGTTCGAGGATGGCCAGCGATTTCCGGTACCAGTCCTTGACCGCCTCCAGGCTGTCGACGGTCTCGGAGTTTTCCTTGCCGACCAGGTCGTCGTAGGTCGCGTGATCGTAGTGCTTGCTCGTGAGCTCGCCGGTGATCCCGATCGCCTCGACTGTCGCCTCGCGCCGCGGCCGGCGCTTGATGGTCAGCGCCGTCTTCGTCCACTTCTCGGCTTGCTTGCTAGGCTCTTCCCACAGCAATTCGGGAAACGCCCAGACCAGCTCCGGCGTCGCGAGCTTGGCCTGGATTTCTCCCAGCATCGCCGCCGCGTTGTCCTCTTTGTTTGAGGCAATCAGGATCCGGATCGGCTTCGCCGGATCGCCGAAGACCCCGTCGCGCAGGATCCGCCGGATGTTGCGGGCGACGGTGATGATGGACGTTTTGAAGTGCAGCCGCGGGCACAGATAGAGGTTCTTCTCGTAGGGCGACGTATCGAGGAAGCGGCAGAGCGGCCCGTGGAAGCCCCACGCCATGTCGGTGTAGCCGAGGATCCGCTTCGCCAGCGCGTAGGTGTCATTGAGCGCGATGAAGCGGATCCCCTCGCGGGTCACCGCGTGCGCGGCCGACTTCTGCGGCGTCAGCGCCGGCGATGCCGCGCCCGGGATCGGCTGCGCCTTGCGTCCGCGCATCTACCGCTTGCGGGGCAGCGCCATCTCGCGCTCGCGCCGCGCCGCCGGCTCGGCCTCGGGCTCGCGCGGCGTGTTCGGATGCTTGGGCGTGGCCGGCGGCGGGATCGTGGGACGGTACTCCGGCGGCGCCGGGGCCGGCGCGGCCTTCGGCCGGTGCTGCAGGGCCAGCGCGGGGCCGGAGCGGTACTCGCCGCACCACTCGGAGGCCACCAGGCGGGCCCACATCGGCCGGCGGCTCGCATCCCAGGTGCCGGGCGTCGCGGGGGGCGGGGGCATGCGGCGGCACTCGCCGTAGGTCTCGTTGTTGAGATCGAGGCCCAGCTCCTGGAAGAAGACACAGTCACCGCACGGCATGGCCGTCCTCCTGCGGGACCGCCCCCTCGGGCGGCGCGAAGGCGGCGATCGCCTCACGCGTCTCCGGGTGCAGATCCCCGATCATGTCCTTCAAGAGCGACACCGCCTGGGCAGGCGTGACCTTGGTCTCCGCGGTCACCGACACGCCGAGGGTGATGTTCTTTTCGAGGTAGAGGGCGGGGCGCAGCGCCTTCAGGCGGACGATCAGGCCGATGACGTTTCTGGTACCGGGGTGCACGAGCGCCTGCTCGAGGGAATCGGCGTAGAGCTCGACGGCGTCCTCGCACTGCTGCGAGAAAAAGGCGCTGTTCGAGAGCTCGCGCAGCACGAGGCCGCGGCTGACCCCGGCCCGACGGGCGGCGATCCACTTGCCGCCGCACTGTTCGAGCTCGGCGAGGAACGTCGGCTTCCAGGCGTCATCCGCTACGGCGCTCACTCGACCGCCACCACGTACTCGCACGTCTGCCCGCACACCAGCACCACCCCGCGCCCGTCGAGCGCGATGGTGCTCCACGCCGAGCCGCACGGGCAGTGCGGGGGCAGGTTGGTCCGGTTCTGACCGGACTCCGGCACCGGCAGGTCGGCGCCCGCCGCCAGCGCGTCGAGCCGGCCGCGCAGGAGCCGGCAGCGCAGCAGATCCACCAGGGAGAGCAGCCCCTGGACATCCTCGGCGTACCAGCTCCGCTCGAAGTTGCCCGGAGCCACCCGTTTCAACCAGTCCAGGCGCTCGCGGATCCGCATGTGCAGCGGTTGCTGGTTCAGGGGCTCCTTGTAGGTCGCCCGCGTCACCCCTAGCTCCACTTCATCGAGATCAGCTCGCGCTGGGCGCCGGTCAGGGTGCTGGTGTGCTCGTTGCCCGGCTCGACGCTCCAGAGGGGCACGGAGCTGTGCGCGCGCACCAGCAGGTCGGCCAGCCCCAGGGGCACGCCATGCTGGTTCTGGTAGAGGCCACAGCGCTCGATCATCGGCAGCGCGTTCACGGCCGGTACATCGCGATCGCGGCCTTGACGGCGGCCCTGGTGGCGCGAGCGGGAGTCGAACCCGCCTGGTCGGGCTTATGAGGCCCGCGCTGGGGCCGCTCCAGTCCACCGCGCATCCTCCTGGTGCCGCCGGTCCGAGCGCCTTTCGGGCGCCCCCGCCTCCTCCTCATCATCCCTCTCGCTTCCCGGCCAGGCGCTCGGCCGCCTGCACGCGCACGATCTCCTCCAGCCCCAGGCGGGTGGCCTCGGCCCGCACCGAGCGGCACTGCAGGCACTGACAGTTGCGCCCGTGCGTCACCTCCTGGTAACCGGCCGCTAGCCCACCGATCGCGCGGCGCCCGGCGGCCTCCTGCACGCGGTTACGCAGCGCGCCCCTGAGATCGAAGCGCAGCCGGTCGATCTCGGCCTCGAGCTCCGCTTGCAGCACCACCTTGTGCGCGAGCGCGTCCCGCAAGTGCAGGCAATTCGCGCACGCGGCCGGGCCAGCCCCCCGGCCCGCCCCAGGGGAGACGGACGCCGGCACGTCCGGACTGGCCTGGATGGGAACCACCGGAACCGGTGGAACCGGTTCTCCGAGCATAGGCGGCGGCGGAAACCGGGCCTCCGGTGGAAGAATCGCCTCCGCCAGGACGTCCGGGCCGTTCCCTTGCCCGCCTCGGGCAAGCGCCCTGTATTCAGCCCTACACCTAGCCCCCCACCGGTGGGACCCCTGCCGAGGCTCGTTACCGCACCTAGAGCAGACCTGCATGCCACGGAATCTAGCATCAACCGAGGAAGCGGGAAACCTTATAGCCGCTGGCTCACTTTTAGCGTGCCCGCAAAATTCTGCGAACCACCCGGCGAGCTCTGCGGAAGAAGGTAACCGTTAGCAGTTCTGCGTGGAGTTTCTGTAGGGGCGGCGAGCTCTGCGGAAGAAGGTAACCGTTAGCAAGTTCTGCGTGGAGTTTCTGTAAAGGTAACCGTTAGCAAGTTCTGCGTGGAGTTTCTGTAAAGGTAACCGTTAGCAAGTTCTGCGTGGAGTTTCTGTAAAGGTAACCGTTAGCAAGTTCTGCGTGGAGTTTCTGTAGGGGGGCCCGTGCACGTGACCCTGGGGGGCCCCACGAGCCTGGATCGGTCCGGGCCAGGGCGCCGGTGGGAGAACGCGCGCGCGCCCGGGCACCCGTCCGGGGGGGAGCAGTAGCTTGCCGCAGTGCAGCGTCCGATAATAACCAATTATGTAAGGATATCGCAGGGATAGACACAGGGCACGACCGTGATACCGCCTGTAGCGCCATCCTAGCGCACCGCGGCTAGCTCGCGCGCGCGCTGCTCGGCTCCCTGGCCAGGAGCTCAGGTCTCCTACCGCCGGCGCCGCGCCCCTAGCTCCTGGCGAGCTCTTCTCCCAGCGGCGCGCGCGCCCGAAGCCTACTGCCTGCTCGTCGCGCCTGCTCGTCGCGCTCGCTAGCGCTCCTGGCTCGCTAGCGCTCCTGGCTCGCTAGCGCTCCTGGCTCGCTAGCTCTCTACTGCCTGCTCGTCGCGCTCGCTAGCGCTCCTGGCTCGCTAGCTTCTCCCGTCTCCCGGTTGCCTGCTCGTCGCGCTCCCTGCTCCTGGCTCGCTAGCTTCTCCCAGTGAGGTAACGCTGCCTGTCTGCTCTCCCTGGTAGGGGTACGGGCCGGCCCCTTCGGGGCGGGGAGGCAGGAAACGGCGGGGAGCGGCGGTAACGGGGGAGCGGTAACGCGGCTCGGCTCGCCTTGTTACCTCGGCTCTCTTTGGTGGCTTGCTCCCCCCCGGTAACGGCTTCCTGGCTCTCCGGTTCCTGCTCATCCTGGTAGCGAGTTAGCTATTGACTGCCTAAGGCGCTAGGCGGTAGAGTTGAACCCTCATGACCACGTGCCAGACGAAGGGGGGAGAGATGAGCAAGGGGCGAAGGGACCGACGGGCAGGGGCCGACATCGGCCAACGTTGGGAGAAAGTGAGTCGAACATGCGCCTAGTCGCCGTCGACGCAATCGCGGCATGGCAAGGCTTCACCGATGCGCTCGCACACGCGTTCCCTTCGAGCGCGCCCGTGCAGCCGGTGAACGTCTCAGCGGTGAAGCTCCGCAAGAGCGGCCGCTACGCCATCACGTTCAACCTGGAACGCACGGTGGTGAAGGCCCCGTGGGCCACCGTGCAAACGAAGATGCACAAGACGAAGGGGCCGGTGCCGTACCCATCGCGGCGGCTCTGCTGGCACGGCGAGCTGCGCCTGCTCACCGCATTCTTCGCGCTCGGCAATCCCGCGAGCTACGGGAGTAAGACGAAGCTCGTGCTCTCGCACGGGCATTACCGCGCGCACGATTGGGTAGCGAAGCATGCCGCGGTGAAAGAAATCACGCCATGCACGTGCGCGATGTACGGAGTGTCGACCGATCCCGCCGCCATCATGAGCAGCGTTGGCGTCAGCAACGGCAACGCGCCGAAGCTCCCGCCAGCGCCTGCCGCGAAGCCGGGCATTGTCGAGCAGGCGTGGAAGGACGCCATCGCCAAGGGAACGCTCAAGGCGAACGACGCTGCACCGGTGCTCAAGGCGAAGCTCCCCGGCAAGTCGCAGGACATCACCGCGCTCGCGGGCATCGCGCTCGCGGGAACGCTCACCGGCCCCGAGCTAGTGAAGCTCGGTGAGTCGAGCGGCACGCGGCGCGATGTCTACGCCGCGATCCTGACGCATTACGTGTATGTCGACATCGAACGCCGCATCACCGCGATGGCGCGCGACAAGGGGTGGGAGGTAATGAGCGGCCGCGAAACGCGCCCTAATCCCTACTGCCCGGAGCTTACGGTCACCGTGACCACGTACACGTGGGCAGCGAGCGCTCCGTTTCGCGATGTCCTGACCATCACCGAGCTTCGCCAGGAGAAAGCCGCCTACGATGCCGAGCTAGCGCGCAATCTCTTCGATTATCTCGTCGCGGCTGCGGTGGGAGAAGCCCGACATTGCCCGTCACTTGCTCACAACGTGTACCTGGCAATGCGGAGTGATGATGGCTTCGAGCCGATGGCGCCGCTCCCGCATTCGCGGCAAGCCGCCTACGGCGCCGCGGTGGAGCTAGATCCCCGGCAAGCGCTCCCCGCGGTGAAGGTCGCATTTGAGCGCGGCATGTGGAAAGGCAACTACGGTGGCGCGCGGTGGGCCACCATCGCGAGCTACGCCGCGGAGTATTACTCGCTCCCCGCGGACATGTACATCGATCGGGTAGTCGACCTGTCGCATAACTCCGGTGTCGCATTCGACAAGCGCGTCATCTTCTCGCTGGGCGATCAAGCCGCCTACAAGCGCCTGCTCGATGCCAAGCGCGATGGCTCGCTGCTCACGTGGGCAACCACTGACCGGAAGCTCTTGCTCCCCGCGTCATTCTCCCGCTGGCTCGGCTACTGCCGCGACACCTGGTGCACGGCTACGGAGCGGTGGGAGAACGTGCCGTGGCCCATGTCCGACGAGCAGAGCGCTGACTACTGCCGCACCTTGGTCACCGCATGCGTGATGGTGGAGCTTACCGCGCTCACGCGCGAGCAGCATTGGCTCAACCTGGCCGAGCGCATGGTGCGCGATGTCGAAAAGTCGCTACGGTTCTGGCCGACTACTCGCGAGCGCGTGGTCGACACCGACATGCCGCGTGCGCTCGCGCACCGCAACGTCATCGAATGGCGCGAGCAAGTACGCGTCGCGCCGCTGGCATGGGGTCAGCGGACGCTCGTCGTACATCTCACCGCCGAAAAGCCGACGGCAAAGCCGCCGGTGAAGGGAGTTAAGCACCATGTCATCGAAGAGCCAGAGCAACAACACTCCCCCGGAGCCACCGCGCTCGCCGCGCTCAAGGCCGAAGGGATCGCTGAAGTCGCCACCGGAGTTTGGAGCGGACACCGTGCCTAAGGCGCCCACCGGCAAGCGCTCCCGTGACTGCCATACGGGCAACGTGCATGTCATCAACCTTGGTGTCGCGGACGCAACGCTCGCGCTCTACGCGGGAGGTATCTCGTCGGGCGCGAAGCCAATCCCCGGCGGTGTCGTGCTTGATCTAGTGGGGCGGCTCGTCGAACCTGCCATCACCATCACCGGCGCCGAGCTACCGCGGCTCGCACGCGCGGTGGCGATGGCCACCGTCCGTATCGTCTGGCCCGACGGCGGTGTCGCGCCGCTCACCAGGGAGCAGTGGCAAGCGCTCACCGATGATCTGGCGTCACTGGCGGTCGAGCGCGGACACCTTGACGTGCTTGTCGGGTGCCATGGTGGACACGGTCGTACCGGTACCGCGCTCGCCATCATGCTGTCACTCTGGGGAGCAATCCCCGCGGACGAATGCCCGGTAGCGTGGGTACGGAACAACTACTGTGTCGAAGTCGTAGAGACGAAGTCGCAGGTCACCTACATCGCGGACATCACCGGCCGGACGGTTACCTCGGAGCCGCGCCCCATGTTCACTCCGATTGCGGCTCCCGCGTTCGACCTGCCGCGCATCAACCGGCCGATGCTCGATGGCTTGCTAGACACTCCGCCACCGCGGCGCGACTACCTCTCTCACTCCAACGAGGATCGGCTACGCCGTGCGCGGGAGAACGGTTGGCGCGTCACCTGTAACAAGTGCGGCTCGCAAGCGGACGGCTTTCACTGGAGTGAATGCCCGACCACGGGAGGCAAGTAATGGACAGTACCTTCGTCACCAGTAGCAAAGGCACCGTGTACGTGATGGCGCGCGCGAAGTATTACGCCGGCATGCTGCATTACCAGATTGCCGGCCCCACCGGCAACCGTACCTACGGCTTCGCGGGCGAATGCGCGGCAATGCCCGGTATCTCCTGGGCGGCCCCAACGCTTCACTCCCTGGCTTCCCCCGAGCAGGTGACCTACTCGCCACTGTCCATGCGTCCGGAAACGGAGCCGAAGCAAGACTTCGTCAGGATCCGCGTAAAAGACTTGCGGTGGCGCGTCTACGCTCCCGAGCTAGCCGCCTATCTCCGACTCTGCCTGGTGAGCGCGCCCGGCGGGATCCCGGGCGCCCCGGAGAACGCCTAGCAGCGTCGCTTCACGAGCTACGCCACCGCCGGCATGGGGCCGGCGGTGGCAGAACGCAGCAAACGCAATCAACCGGAGAACGAACGATGCTAGAGACCACCGACCGACTCACCGCCTACTACGCGTTGTTTCCGCCGTACCGCCAGACGGCGCCGGAGAAGCTTCGTACGGCGATCCTGGAGCATCTGACCGACATCAACGAGCGCATGTGTCAGCAGGGAGCCAGCGGTCAGTCGCCATGATCTTCGTCATCGCATGGGACGACGACAACCGGGCCGGGGGGGGGTAGGTTAACCCCTGGGCCCCCTGCCTCAGACCCCCCACTTTGACCCCTTCCCGGCCCTGCTGGACCCCCTCCAGCGGGGCCGGGCCCACCCACACGCCCAGATTCCGGAGCTTCACGTCCTTGCTATCCGGCGTCTCAGACCCGATCAACGGCCGGCCGACCCGCTGCCAGCATACCAGCCACGGTTTCGTGGTCGACTTCAACTTCCGGTTCCGCGCCTCAGCGCTTCGGCTTCGGCGGCACCTGGCCGTCTTCCCACGGTTTCCGCTGCTTGGGTGCCAGGCGATCTTTGCCGGTTCACTCACCAGCATGACGCGTTCGATGTCGTGGCCTACACCTTCGGTGCGCTAGAGCAGGCATCGCCCGGCGCGCTCCCGGATGTCTTAGCCTTTGGTTGACTGAGCCTAAGCCGCTCTGCTACTGTGGCCGTTAACTCAAACTCAGGAGGAGGCGATGACCAGGAAGTTCGTGGTGATCCCGGTACCGGCACCCCCGGCCCGGATTCTGAAGCCCCTGCCAACCGAGGAGGTCGAGGTCGAGGTCGAAGAGGAGGAGGTGGAGGCCGAGACGCGTCGCTGGCTGACCGAGCGCGAGGTGGACGATCCCGAGGACGACGATCCCGAGCTCGACACGCCGCCGGTGCAAGAAGAGCTCGACTGGCCGGCCATCCTCGAAGACGACACGCGCCCCTTCGTCGCCTGGGCGAAGCGGCGCGGGCGCGCTAACCAGATCGTCGAAATCGCGCCAGAGGCATGCGCGATGAACCCGTCCCACCCGGACGCGACGATCCGCTTCCGCGGCACGCCGCTCTGCGACGGCTGCGTGAACAACCGCATTCGATAGGAGAAACCCATGGGCAAGGCCAAACAGGTACACCGAGTCTCGAAGTGCTCGCTTATCGGCGTCGGGAAGTGCCAGGGTAAGGGCTGGCATGTGGAGACGTATCACGGGCCCACCGGGCAACCCCTGGAGCGACAACACACGCCGTGGTTTCCCACTCGGCGGGAAGCGGTCGCGCACCGCAAGACCATGATCGACTGGCGCTGCACCTTGCACCCGATGACGTTCCCCAACAGACCAGCACAACAGCGGCGGGTCTGCTGCCACGCCTACGAGCTTCAGCTCGACGCCGCGGGCATCCCGGTGGAAGAATCCGCATGACCAAGAAGAACCCGCATGCGGTGGCCCTGGCGCGCGCCCGGGTCGGCAAGCCGGTCTCCGAGGCCCGGCTGAAGGCCGCGGCCGCCGCCCTGGCCCGGCGCGGTGCGAGAAAAGGCGGCTCCGTCACGTCCGAGGCGAAGACGGCAGCCGTGCGGCTCAACGGGCGCCTGGGCGGCAAGCCCCCGAGGATCGACGAGGACGGCAACATGCACGTGCCGCTCCGGCCGCTCGTGCTCGACGAGGCCACGCGGCAGATGCTGGCGGCAGCCCTGCACCGGCCCGGACTGGCCACCCGCGCGGAGGTCCAGACCTGGGCCGAGCATGGTCTGGCCCTGGCCCTTGAGGAACTGAAGACGCTGGGAGAAAACCCACGGGGAGGAACTGGCGAATGCTGAACGCCGAAGTGCGACGGCTGAAGGAAGCGGCAGCATCGGTCAAGGCGCTGTTACGGCAGGATGCCGCGCTCACGAGCGATGACGACTGGGAGAATTGCCAGCATCGTCGGAGGCGTGCGGTCCGAGTCAGGGCTTTGGCGCGGACGACGGGGCGGGCCGATCCCTTCCGTTTACCCGGGTGAACAAGACCGTTAACCCGGGCCAGGTTTTCTCCCACCGGTAGCCTTTCGTGAGTACCCAGGACCTCTTAAGAGATCCGGGGTACTCACGAGCGGCACAACATCGCGCGCGCGCTTACTTCGAGATCCACACCCCGAGGTCCCGCAGTTTCGCGCTCTTCCGGAGAACCGGCGCACACTCCGCGAGCTTTCGCCCCCTGATGATAAACCCGGCGCAGATAGATCCGAACACCACCCGGTAGAGGCCGTCCGGCTTCGCCGCGCTCCGTTCCGCGTCAGCCACGAGCCGCTGGGCGATCTTCGTGGGCGACGCCACCGTCGAGCGCTCCAGCTTGCGGCCGTTGCCGTAGGCCACGCGCCGCGGTTCCCGAGCTGGCCAGCGTCCGAACGGGGCGCCGTTTTCTCTCACCGATGCGTCACCGACCAGCCGCAGGTCATGATGTCCACTGCCGATCAAGGACATCGTCCTTCGTCCAGAGGTACGCCTCGTTCCCGCCTGGCGCGAGCACGACGTAGCGGATCGACCCGTTGTTCAGGACCACCAGCGCGACCACGAGGCAGTCTCCGACTCGGTTGCCGGGGTTGACGAGGATGTCGTCCATCGTCACCCGGCCGCTTGCCTTCCCGAAGAGGTCGCGGTACCCGCGGATCGACTCCAAGGCCCTTCACGAGGCCGTCCAGGTTCAGATCGGACCCGGCGCGGTCCATGGGATTTCCCCTCCCGCACGAGCGGTGCCGCGCTTGCTCAGCCTCCAGCGCGGCGTTGTCCAGCACCTCGCCGACCTCCGGATACGCCCAGGTCCGGCTTCTGAGCATCCGCGCCCCGCTGTCGCCCAGTCGCGGCATGCAGTCGCAGATCAGCTCGACCTCAATGAACCCTGTAAACCTCTCGTCGACCACCAGGCCGACCGAGCCAGGGGCTCACGTAAAGGGGGCGTACACCGGCGCCGGCGTGCGGCGGACGTAGTGGCCGACCAGGGTATCTCTCACCGATACGCCCCGTCGTTCACGCCCTCGCGCGGATCGATCATGACCGCGATGTCGTACATCCCCTGCAGGGTCATCGCCGAGCGCTCGGCGTAGCCCGAGCACTCCACGATGTCGCCGGGCACCGTGCGGTTCATCTCCGAGCAGTACGTGGTGGGCTCGATCGGCACCCCGGCCGGCGCGCGCCGGAAGTAGATCGTGCTGGAAGAACAGGAGGCGCACAGCGACGACCAGTTGGCGGTGCCACCCGTCTGCCGGTCGTGGCCGCGGCGGATCCGGTAGAAATCGCGCACCAGCCGCTGCTCGCCTGGAGCGGCCGGGGCGTCGAGGTTCAGGTTCGCGTCCACGCTCCTGATTAGCTCGGCACTCGAAGGGGTCGCCATCGTTCTCTCACCGTCGCGGCGTGCGCCCGTTCCGCTTGCGCCACTCAGCCCAGTACCGCTTCATGCGCTCGCTGACCGCGTGCTTCTGCTCGGCAGTCATCTTCCAGTGCCGCGAGCGGTGGGCGCGGTGATCGGCCCGCTTCCCGGTCAGGGCCCGAAGCGCTCCGAGAATCCGCGCCCGCTCTCCATCGACGCGCGCGAGCTCGTCCTGCAACCGCGCCACGGAATCCTTGATGGGGTCGCGGTTGTCGGTCATGCCAGCGCGAACGCCTTGAGCGCCTGGTCGATCACGCCCTGGCGCCGCCGCATGGCCGCGTTCTCTTCTTCCACCGCGCGCACCCGCGCCGCCAGGTTGACCCCGTTGACCGCGACGGGATCGACCGACGCCTTCACCTTCCTCGGACGGCCAGGGCGACGCGTCACCGTCAGCACCTGCTGGTACCGGTCGGCATGGATGGTCGACTCGTGCCGGCCCCGGTGCGCGCCGTGCCCGAAGACCCGATCACACCAGCGGCACTGATACGCGCCCGGCGTCCGCTCCGCGTGCTTCTTCCTCGCGCCCATCGTGTCCTCCGTGGTAACGGTGACGACCTGCTGCTCCTGGGGAACTTCTTCTTCCACCGATTCGATCGGCAGCTCGAGCACCGGCTCCGGGCTCGAGATCGGGGGCGTGGCGGGAAGCGTGGTGGGAGAATCCGGCCCCTGCATCTGCTCGTGGAAGGACGGGGGCGGGCTCTCGCCTCGGGGAGCATGGGGCGCGAGCGAGGCGACGATCTCGGGATTCTCGGCGTGGAAGGCGCGAAGCTTGCGCTCTGCCTCGGATCGCAGGTTCTTCAAAAAGCGTCCGTCGAGGTGCGCGTGGCCCATCGGAATATCGATGCGGGTGAGCGCGGATCCGCGGCCCTGAAACACGAACCGCCGCCGGCCCGTCGTGGTCCTGCGGACGAATACGCCGCCGCCGGCTTCTACTAGAGCGATGATGTCATCGACCTCGGCCGACTGTCCCATGGGTGGACCTCCCGGAATTAACGCACATTTGACTCACGTTCGCACGAAGAAAGAACACCGCACCTGCAGATCAGGCGTGCTCTACCGGATGGAACCCCATGCGGGCTAAAGCGTCTTCGTACGCCGCTTCCGACGACGGGCGCGCACCGCGGCGGGGCATCACCGCCAGCCGCGCCAGGAGAATCGCCGCCTCGTCGCGCGTCCGCCGGAGCGTGTGCCACTGCTGGCGCGCCTGAGGCAACGCGGCCCGGATGTCGGCGCGCCGCACCTGATACGTCTGGGCCAGCAGGCGCTCGATCGACGACCAGGGCCAGGCCCTCGACCCGGGGGCGCTGGCCATCACGTGCATGGTCGCCGCGATGATGTCGGGCATCGCCTCGTCGACGATCCGGCCCCACACCTTGCCGGAGTACCAGTCGACCTGTCCCTGCAGGTCGCGCTCGCCCCGGTCGACGAGCCGCTGCAGGCGCTGCACGAACGGCCGGCCGTGCGGCTCGACATCGAGGTTCGCGGCGTGACACATCTCGTGCAGCAGGGTCGAGCGCGTCCGCCGCGTGGAGAGCCCCCCCGCGAGGTAGATCGTCCGCGAGGCGTGCACGCACCGCCCCAGCAGCCCCGGCTCGAAGTCCTCCCGGTGAGGCCGCACCACCCGCACCTGGTGCTTGGGCAGGCGCCCCTGCCAATGCTGCAGATTGAGCTCGTCGAAGAGTCGGTTAGCGTCCTTGCGCGACAGCATGCCTCATTGCTCCCCTTCCAAGGGCCGGGGGGGTATCTAGGTATAGCCCACCGACGTAGACCCCCCTGTTTGGGCCCTTCCTGGCCCGCAGGGCGCGGAGCGCCCTTGCGCTGGGCCTTAACGTGGCCTGATCTCCAGGTTCTGAGCACGGCGGGCCGCTCGTAATACCGCCAGGAGATACGGCAATGATTCCAGGTGGTTGCGATGCTTCACGGGGCCGTCACCAGAACCTCTGTTCAGGAACTCCCACCCTTAACCACCTGATTTTCCTGCACTCTGCATCTTGCTACCGAACGGCGCGCATAACTTTGCACCAGAACCTTCACGCCGTTTCCGTCTCGCGCAGCCGGGCTAGCTCGGCCTCCAGCGCCCGGATCCGCGCGTCGCGATCCGGCCCCGCCGGGTCGGGCAGCCGCAGCGCTGCCGCCGCCGCCTTGGACTCGATCACCTGCGTGTAGATTTGCGTGGTCGAGATGCTGGCGTGGCCGAGCAAGACCTGGATCACGCGGATGTCGACCCCGCGGCTCAGTAGCTCCGTCGAAAACGAATGCCGGAAGCGGTGCGGCGTGCAGTTTGGAACCTTGGCGAACTGGCCCCACACCCGCGTCATGCGCTCGATCGACCAGCGATAGTGCGGACGCTGCTCCTGGTCCTTGTCGCGCCCGCGATCGAGCACGAGGCTGCCGCCCTTCAGGTCGCCGCGGAGGATGTGATCGAAGAGCAGATCCTTGAGCCCAGCCTGCATGTAGCACGTGACTTCCACGCCGCCCTTGCCCTTGCTCGTGATGCGCCCGGCGACCTCGATTTTCTCCCCCTGCCCGTCCAGCAGCACCGTCGGCGTGAAGTCCAGATCGCGCACGCGCAGCGCGCAGATGGCGCCGACGCGCAACCCCGTCCAGTACAGCAGCGCGCGGATGACGCGCTGGTCGGGCGGTAGATCCAGCCGCCACAGCGCCGCCATCTCGTCTCGCGTGTAGGGCCGCGGCTGGCCCTTCGGTCGGCGCCGTAGCTCCACGCGGCGCATCGGGTCCTTGTCCCAATGCCCCTCCTGCATGCCCCACCGCGCGAAGCGGCGCAACGCGGCCACCTTGCGGTTGATGGTGGCGATCTTGAGGCCCTGTGCGGTGAGCGTGCCCAGGAACGCCTCGACCAGCTCGGGCGTGAAGGCGTGAATCACGTCTGGACTGGCCAGCTCCACGAATGTGTTGAGATCGCCCCCGTAGGCGTCCACCGTTGCCACCGAGCGCCGCCGCGCCAGCCACTCAAGGAATTCGTCCCTCGCCTTCGACAGCTTCATGTCTCGCCACCCCCTGCGTCGTCTAGACCTCTGGGTGGCTTTCATCTTTAGTTAACTCCCTGCGGTGGTGTCAAGGCCGCGCCCGACTTCGTCGTGGCCCTGCGCGTCGGCACCCTGCGCGTCGGCGCCGTCTCGTACACCCATTCTTCCTTGGCCGTCAGCACCTGCACGTAGACGCCGGGCCGCCCGTAGCCCTTCGACAGCAGCAGCATCACGACCTGCGCGTCGTCGTGAAACAGCACGCCGCTGAAGGAATCCGTCAGGCCCTTCGACAGGTTTTCCAGATCCGGCCGCGTGGACGGCAGGAACCGCTTGCCGCCCTGGGGGCGCGGCAGGCGAAAGTCGAGAGTCACGAGCAGCGGCCCCTCGTACGGCACCGTCGGGGCGTACTGGCGCGCGACCAGGCCGACCACGCTGCTCCACTCGGTGTTCCGTCGAATCGGGATCATTCTCCCGCCGGCCCGGATCACCGTGCCGGTCTGCGTCGACTTCGGCCGGCCCTCGACGAAGAACGACACCAGCGCCTGCGGGTGCGGCCAGAACGGCGGGCGGTTCTCCTCGTTCACGGCTACCGCGTACCCTCGCGCACTTCTTCCAGCTCGTAGAACGGCGCACGCGCGCCCTCGAGCTCTTCGGGCGACGGCTCGGCTTCTCCCACCGCCGGCTGGATCCCTGGCGCCATTACGTCGGTCAGCGCCTGCAGCTTGGCCGACACCAGGAGCAGGCCCGCGTAGACCCTGTCGGCCACCTCGACGAGGTGCGCCTCGATGGGCGCCGCGCGCTTGATCGGCTGCACCTTCGCCGCCGTCTTCTTCGCCGGGAGCTTCGGGGTTGCCTTCTTCGCCGTAGTACCGAGTCTCATCGGGGTCCTCCGTTCGTTGATCAGGTCGTAGGTCTTCGTCCGCTTCCGCCGCGGCACCGTTGCCGTGAACAGCGAGCGGACCTGGATCGCCGCGACCAACCGCTCCGCGGTCTCGTCGCGGATCTCCTTCGGCAAGGTCGCCGTGTAGGCGTCCAGCGTGGTCACGATCTCGCGCACGCGGTCGAGATCGATCGCCTTGCCGGCCTCGTGCCGGCGCACGAGCTCACGCGCCTCCTGAACGATTTCTTCCACCGCGAACGGGATGCCGCCCCCCACGGGCCACGTCATCACGCCGCCCGCTCGGTGAAGCGCCCGGTCGGCGCATCGAAGTGCAGCGGCACGAGGCCCGTGCCACCGTCCGCGTTCTTCGCCACAAACAGCTCGTACTCCCACTCCGCGCGCTCCCGGTCATGCTTGCAGGGCCAGTACAGCAGAAGAATCTGCCGGCCCGACTGCTCGATCGCCCCGCAGTCACGGAGATCCGACAGCCGCGGCTGGCCCTGGCGCTCCTCGGTCTGCCGGTTCAGTTGCGCCGCGAGGATCACGACCTTCTCGTCCCGCAGCGCCACCGCCTGCAGGCGACGCAGCACGCGCTCCAGCCCGTACACCCGGCTCTCCTTGCCCACGGTGATGATCTGCTGCAGGTGATCCACGATCACCACCGCGGCCTTCGACGCCCCCACCATGCCGACCACCGTCTGCTCTTCGAGGTTCCGCACGTGCTCCATGTCCGCGACGGTGAGGGGCAGGGTCTGCAGCCACCGCACGGCGCTCTCGCACTGCTCGAATTCCTCCTGGGTCAGATCGCCGCCGTCCTTCAGCCGGCGCACGGCGACTCCCGCCCGCTTGCCGATCAGCCGCCGCGTGATCGCCGTCGCCGTTTCCTCCAGGGTCACGTACTCGACCACGACGCCACGCTCGGCAAGGTTCATCGCGAGCGCCGTGAGCCATGCGGTCTTCCCGTGACTCGTGCGTCCGCCCACGATCGCGAAATCGCCCGGCCCGAAGCCGCCGGAGAACGTGTCCAGGCCCTCGAAGCCAGTCCAGATCCGGCCCCTTTTCTGCCAGTCCTCCACGAGCTCCGACCAGTTTTCCGCCGGATCGTAGAGCGCGCCGGTGAGCGACGCCGGCAGCTCGGCGAGCCGGCGCTCGATCTCCTCCTCGGGCAGCCCCTGGCGAGCCATCTCTTCTCCCAGCGCCACCAGCGCACGCTCGCGCGCCCCCCGGCGCACCAGCCGGACGAGCTGCGGCACGTAGGACGAGATGTGTCCCTCCTCGAAGCACAGCGCGAGGTGCGCGGGCCCGCCCGCCGCCTCCAGATCGCCGGCCCGCTCTAGCTCGTCATGCAGCGCGACGATCATCACCTCGCGACCCTGCACCTCCAGCTCCTGCATGGCTCGCCAGATCAGCCGGTGCCCTTCCAGGTAAAACTCCTGCACGAGCAGCGGCGGCAGGGGCGAGCCTGCCGCCTCCTTCGGCCAGAGGCAGGCGCCGATCAACGCGCGCTCGACCGGCAGGATTCTCGCAACGTGATCCTCAAGTACGAACGGTCGATGGTCAGCGGACTTCATACAGGTGATTTCCGGCGTAGCGGGATTGCAAACAGGTGATCTCCGTCGTAGCGCTTACGCTTCAGTTTCGTCTCGCTCATGAGCAGGCGATCGATCTGGCTGACGAACGTCGCGATCGTGTACCCGCGCTCGTGCGTCCACTGGTCCGCGTTCTCGAAGAACTTCTGCAGCAGCGCCAGCGTCCGCTCGGTCCCGTACTGGCGCAGCACCGGCGCGATCAGGACAGCGTCCCTGCCGGTGTACGGCTTCGGCTTCGAGCCGGCCAGCGCCTCGAACAGCTTCTGGTGCTCGGTGAACACCGCCTTCGTGTCGAGCTTCGGCGGCTCCACCTTGGCCGGCTCAGCCGTGGCGGGGGGGATTTCCTCCTTGCTGGAAGAAACGGACTCAGCCGCGGCGGGGGGAATTTCCTGACCTACCTTCGGAGCGGACTCAACAGCGCCGTTAAGATATAAAGTTGGCGCCGAAACCGGTGGCAAATGCCTCACCGGTTCCCCCTCAGACTCCCCCTCCTGCTCTCGCTCGTAGAGCGATCCTTGTTTTTCCTGCTTTTGACTCTTCCTAGTAGCGCTTTTCCTAGTATTAAGTTTTAACTCGACGTGCGCGCGCGTAGGAGCACTGTCCGTGCCAGGCTCGCCAGCGTTTTGAGCATTCTGGAATATTCCAGAATGATTCTTGGAACATTCCAGAATGATTCTGGAATACCGCTTCTTCCGGATCTGCCCCCCGATCCGCTCTACCAGGCCAGCGGACTCCAGCTCTGCGATAGCAGCCTCGGCGGCCGGTCCGTAGGCCCAGGCGATCTCTTCCTTAGTGAGCCCACCGGGCACCGCGATGAGCCCGCTCAGGCAGATCCGGCCAGCCCGAGTCAGGCTCCGAAACACGGGTTCTTTCACCAGGCAGCGCATCAGGACCGCTTCCTCGTGATGCCGCTGGCCAGCACCTCGTAGCGCCCCGCCCGGGCCTCCGTCTTCGACGGCGCGCGCATCACCCGCCAGTGGAAGAATCCAGGGAACGCGGGCTCGATGACGAGGCGCCCGCGGTAGGACGAGAACGCGGCGGCCGTCCAGTCGTGGCAGGACCTGCACAGCGCCGTCAGATTCGAGTCGGCGTCGTCGGTGCCACCCTGCGAGCGCCGGACCACGTGGTGCACGTCGAGCGGGCCCTGGGGGAAGAGGGTGCACACCTCGCAGCCCTTCACCCGCATGAGCAGCGCGCGCTTGATCTCCCTCCAGCTCATCGACAGCTCGCGGCGCGACAGCATCTTCTTCCAGCGCCGCTCGGAACGGAGCTCGAGGCGCCGTTCCACCAGCGCCACCAGCTCGGGCGACAGGGCGAACATCTTCGTCCTCACGAGTAGCACTCCATCATCCTCAGCCGGAGCTCTTCGCGGATATCCGGGTTCTCGGCGAGGATCCGCGCGCCGATCTCCTCGCACGCCGCGCGCATCCCCTGGGCGTGCTCGCCGTCCAGGCCCTCGACCTCGGCGCCGAGCCGCATCACGTGGCGCAGCGCCAGCATCGTGGCGTGCCGGCGAGCAAGGCGCGTCTCGCGCGCGACAATCTCGTCGATCGTCCGCTCGTCGCCCGCGGTCCACACCTCGGCGGCCAGCGTGATCATTTCTCGCAGCGCCCCCCTATTGGTGTTCTCGGGCGAGCGGGCCCGTCCAAGCCGGAACGCGCGGCGCAGCTCCATCTCCATGTCCCGCGGCTGCTGGCGGAGGATGAACAGGAGGAAGCCGCCGTCGGTCACCGGGCCCTTGCTCATGCGCGCGACTCCGGGGGCGCGTAGTCGTCACGCCCTTCCATGCGCCTGCGCCAGCGCCACAACCGCAGGCACGACCGGAAGTCTTCGAGGTCCGTGGGCGGCACCGGCATCGCCTCGAAGGCGGGATCCTCCAGCGTTTTCGGCAAGCGCAGGATGATCCCCTGCTCGGTGGGCATCCCGCACTGCTCGGCGGCGTGGCGATAGGCGATGTTCTGCAGGAAACTTTCGGTATAGATGGCACGGCTCGTTTTGAAATCGCCCAGGGTGCGGATGCCCTGCACCAGGGCGATGAAGTCGAACGTGCCCGCGTAGTAGCACTCGGGCTCCGCGCAGTACACCACCCGCTCGATGACAAGCGGCGTGAAGTCAACGGCCTTCGCCCAGTCCTTGAACGCCTCGACGGCCAGCAGGGCGGCGTCGGGCACCTTTGGTTCCGGGCCGACCTTCTCGCCCATCTGCTTCCTGTTGAGCCATTCGATCATCGCGTGCGCCGCGGTGCCGATCATCAGGGCCTCTTCGTTGGCCTTGACCATGGCCTTGGCCCCGCTGATGGCGCCGACGAAGGCGTCGTAGCCGCCGTGCACGGCCTTGAGGAAGTCGCTCCTACGCTTCTCGGGATCGCCGACCAGGGCCTCCAGGTCGACGAACACGCGCTGGATCGCCTCGGCCACGACCATGCGCTCCCTGTTCACGGCCCAGTGCATCAGGGGCGCGCTCTTGTCGATGATCGAGAGCCCCGTGGTCACCGACGCCAGCAGCTCGACCACGCCGGGCTTGACCTCGATGGAGTAGCGGCGGGCGGTGTCCTTGAACGCCATCCCTAGAACGGATCCTCGTCGTCGTCGTCGCCCTCCGCCTGCGAGAACACATCGAAATTTTTGAAGCTCTTGCCAGATTCCTTGCTGGCCTGCATGCCGAGGTACACGATCTTCACGGTGTCGCCGACCGTGACGGCCTCCAGGCGATCCACGAGCACCGTGTGCATCGGGAAGGTGACTGGCCCGTCCGCGGTCGCCAGCACGCCGAGCAAGCCGTACTTGCCCGCACGGCTGCCTTCCCAGACGCCCTCGATCTCCTGGCCCTGGTCCGTGAACTTCACGAGCTTTCCCACGATCGCGCCGCCACCTTCACCGGTGACACGCTTCCACCGACGGCCGCTGGACATCTCGGGTTCTCCACCACCACCGCGCTCGCGCGGCGGGCTTCGGCATGAACAGCAAGGCGACGAGGAAACGGGAAGGCACGAAGCCGCCCCGCCGCGCCCAGGGCCAGCTCACCGCGGTTTCTCCCAGCGCGCGATCTCGCGCTCAAGGTCATCCAGCTCGCGCTGGTCGCGGTAGACGGTCCACAGGGTGAAGAGCAACAGCCCCAGGAACGTCAGCAGCCAGCCCGCGGCCACGAGCTTCAGGATCGTGCAGGTCATGACAGCTCCTGCGGCGACCACGGGGCCGCAGGCAGAATCCGGGAACTGCTAGGGGCTCAGGCCGAGCGCCTGGCCGGTTTCTTCCTCCGGTGCCGGGCCAGGAGCTCCTGGGCGCCCCGGATCACCCGGGGCGACGGCATCGACCCGGACAGGGCCCGGCTCACCATGGGGATGGAGACGCCGACGTGCTCGGCGATCTCCCGCAGGTGGATCCCCTCCTCGTGCAGGTCGCGCTTGAGGGGTAAGTAGCCGGGATCCTTGGCGAGCCCGGCGAAGTCCGAACGGTTCCAGCCCCCAGCGGTCAGCCAGTCCCGGAGCGCCCGGCGGTAGGGATCCCGGCGAATTACGGTGATCTCGGCCCGGCTAAACCCCTGAAGGGTCGGGCGCTTATGCGTGTCCCGTGCCATCGCGTCATTCCTGTTCCATGGCCGGTGGTTTTCTCGTAGCACGGGGGGATGCTGCGCCGGTCGACCCGCCCATGTCAAGACCCATCTTACCGTAATTGCGTCGCGCTCGGCAGCGTCCGCCAGGCTTCAAGCCTACAGGTGTCGGCCTTTGTTACACCCGTGACGCCCATGGACAGGACGCTTCAGGAGCGTTTCAGTCTTACTTCAGTTGACTACCAATTACCTAAAAACGTGTTAGCCTAGTAACCGGGGGTCGATCATGAGACTTCTGCTCATGAAAGCATAGGCTTACACAATATGGAGGAGAGGAGCCATGGGCAGTCCCAAAGTTAAACGCCAGCGCAGCGACCTACTCTCGCCCGAAGAAGTCTGCCGCCTCCGAGGCTGGACCCCCGCCCAATACGAACGCTGGGCTGCCATGCGTGGCGAAGGAACGCGCGTGAACTACCGGCGCCACGGGATTCCAGCATCGGTAGTTGCAAATGAGTTGTTGAAATGGTGGCGCGACATACTGAAAGGGCTGCCGCCACCGAGCGCGCCACCGCCCGAAGATCCGTTGCTCGCCGAGATGCAGTCGTGGGTCACAAACGCTCGACTACGAGCACGCAGTCTTCCGCTACCAGAAGACATCGGGAAATTCATGGACGATGTCGGCGAGACGTGGGACCTCTACAATAGGTGGCGCGATGAGTACCTGCTGCTGAAGCGGGTGCTCCGGTCGTCGCGCACCGTCGGATCTGTCGCACGCGCCACGGATATACGTCCGAGGAAAGCCCCGCCCCCGGAGATCGCCGACGCCTTCGTGTCGCCGGACGTAGAAGAGCTAATGAGCGGGTAACTGAGGGTCGTCACGCGGCCGGGGGCGGTACAGCGGTCGCACCGCCCCCGGCGCTCACTTCGGTAGCGCGAACCAGCCGGGTGGGAAGCTCCCCGTGAGCGCTGCCACCAGCACCCACAGCATGAACAAGCCGATCACCGCCCACACCGCCCAGATGATCCACGACTTCGGGGGTTCTGGCACGGGCGACATGCCGACGATCCACTGCAACACCGCACCGATTAACCCGAGAATCACCAGCACCAGCACCAGCTTGATGAGCAACATGAGTACGACGGCCATCGTCACCTCCTGTTTTCTCCCAGCGCGCGTCGCTATCGCAGCTCGAGGTCACGCCCCACGCCAGCGCACCCGCGAGGACGGCAAGCGCGATTCTCACTGGAACAGCGACGCTGGAAGAATCCGCCGCGCGCCGAGCGTCCACAGCCTCGCGGCTTCCTGCAGCCCCGACCCTGTCTTCGCCGCGCCCTTCTGCGCGCCAGCCGTCACCGGGTGCGGCTGATTCTCGGGATTGATGCCCACGCTCTGCGAGAACCCCGTCACGCCGCGCTGCAGGACCTCCGGCACCGCGCGCTGGGGCACCTTGCCGACGTACTGCCCGGTGTTCGGGAACAGGGTCAGCACCGGGATCTGGATCGAGCGCAGCGAGCCCTCGCCGCCCTCGCGGCGGAAGAATTGCCGGAGTGCTGACAGGTGGCCGCCCTCGCCGGTGATCGGGCGATCGGTCTTCATCGGGAACGCTCCGCGGAAGACGGCGTTTTCGAGTTTCTTGTAGTCGTCGGGACCAATGGCATCGACGAGCTTCGCCACCTTCTGCGGATCGTCCTTCAGGGTCTTCTGTAGCACGCGCATGTTCAGGTAGCCGTTGTTGTCGATCAGCCCCGTGGTGTCGCGCAGCCAGTCGTAGAGCTGCCGGCCCCGGTGGTAGTTGGTCTGCCCCGTCTCCCACATCGCGCGCAGCGCCGGCCCCTGAGTGCCGCCCGCGAGCTCGATGCCATCGCCGATCTCCTTGCGGAGCTGCGCGTAGAGCTTGTCGATCGGCACCTCGCGGTAGCGCGGATCGAGCGGCAGGCGTCCGTGCAGCATGTCGCCGACGCGCGTGAGCTCTTCGTTGGCGGCGCGCAGCGAGATCCCCGCCGGCTTCGAGGCATCGAAGGGCTTCGTGCGCGTGCCGAGCGACGGCATCGGGATCTCGCCGGGCTTGAGGACCTGGTTCCAGGAAGTCCCGGTGACCCCGACCAGCCCCTTCTCGACCGCCTGATGGGTGGCTTCCTTCTGTGCGCCCAGGACCTCCAGCCCCTCGCCGCGCACCAGGCGCTGCATGTCCTCGGGCGCGCGGCCGGGCCCGGACATGAACGTCGGCTTCGTGTGCGTGGTGCCCCGGAACTCCGGGGCAAGCTCTTCCAGCGTGTCCATCACCCGCTGCGTGTCGAGCCGGTTCACCTGTTGCTTGCCGCCGCCCAGGATCCGCGCCAGGAACGGCGTCGCCAGGTTGATGCCTTCTCCCACCGCCGTGCTGAGGCCACCCAGCATGCCCCCGACACCGGCGTCCTCGCCGCTGAGCTGCCCGGCGGTTTCTCCCGCCAGCGCGCCGGTCGCGGTGCGGCCCACCGCGGGCCCGTACTTCGTCACGGCCTTCTCGACCACCGCGGGCGTCGGCCCGCCGAAGAGCTGCCGGGCGAGGTTGGGCGCGGCCTTCACGATTGGCGCGGCGAACTTCGAGCCCTTCAGTGCTATCGCCGCCGGCCCCACCGCCAGCGTCGCCGCCTGCGTTGCGGCCTCGACGGGCGTCTGCGGCACGATGTAGTCCTTGGCGATCGGACGCGCCGAGGCGTAGCCCGCCTCCGTGCCCGCCGCCGCGGCTTCCTTCGAGAACATGCCACCGCCGTAGCGCCCGGCGCCCATCACGGGCCGGCCCTTGTCGTCCGTCACGCTGATCTCTACATCCGGCAGCTTCTCCAGGAGCTGCTGCGCGCCGGGGATCGCCGTCAGCGGGCTGATGATCGCGTTGCCGATGTTCGTGATGATCTTGCCGGCCGCATCGGTCGCCAGCCCCGTGATCTTCTGGTAGGTCGAGCGGTTCGCGTCCGCGGACTCCAGGGTGGCGCGGATCTCGGCGTCGCTCGCGTCATCCGGGAACTTGTGCGCCTGGCCGCCGTAGTTGACGATCTTCATGGCGCCACCGGTACCGGTACCAGCTTGCCGGTGGAATCACGTCGCCACTCCTGAACCCTCTGGGCCGGCTGCGCGGGCGCTGCTGGAGCCGCGGGCGCCGCGGGCGCAGGAGTCGGCCGCGGCGGGCTAGCGGTGGGAGAAGCAGCCTGCGGCGAGGCCGCCTGCTGCCGGGCCCGGATCCTCGTGACGATCTCCTTCATGTTGCGGATCTTCTGCATGGTGACGGCCGCCGTGTCCGGCGGCACCATGGTCGGCATCGCCGCCTCGACATCCTTCTTGTCCTGGTCGCTGAGCTGGCCGGTGTCGCCCAGCATCTTCACGAACAGACCTCGCGCAGCCGTGACCATCGCCTTGAACGCCACCGCGTTTTCGTCCGTCTGGAAATACTGCTTGGCGTACGCGCCGGGCGTGCGGAGCGCGCGCTCTAGCGGACTGCCGGGCAACGTCATCTCCGCCAGCTTCTGCTCGTAATACTCCAGGATCGCCATCCCGGCCTCGTACGCCGCCGCCCGCTCCCGCTCGCCGGCAGTCGGCGCCAGCGGCACCACCGCGATGACGTTGCCATCGGGGTCGAGAACGGTCCCGCCGGCCGGCGCGACGATCTGCCGCATCCGGGCGAGGTGCTTCTGCGCCGCCGCGATCCTCTGCTTGTCACCGCTAGCTTCGGCCGCGCGCAGATCCCGCCCGGCGATCACGTACTCCTGGCCAGGGTTGACCATGCCGCTGCCAAGGAGCCGCGGCTGGCCGACCGGCTGGCCCCGGTCGTCGATGCTGTGCGCGTACCAGTTACCTCTGGCGTCCTGACGGAGCTGCGTGGTGACCTTCCGCTCGCCCTCGTAGACACCCTGGCCGTCGAGAGAGACGTTCTGCTCGCGCCCGTAGGCCAGGGGCTTCGGCTCCTGCGGCATGGGGTACGCCTCGGCCGCCGCCTGCCGCGCGTCATCCGGCTTCATGCGGTTCGCGACGAGATACCTGAAGTACGCGTTCCGCTTTCGCGCCGTCTCGTCAACCCGGCGTCGATAGTCCGAGTACACGTCGGAGGCCGTCGGGCGCCCGGTCGGCGCGGCCTCCGCGGTGAGAGAACGCGGCTGAGCTGCCGGAGCTGCCGGAGCGCCGCTCGGCACCGTGGTGGGAGAAGCCGCGAACGTCGACACATCGGGCTCACGGCCCTGGGCGAGGATGTCCTGGTGGGCCAGGGCCGCGCGGCCCTCCTCGGTCTCCAGGCCGCTCGGCGGGCTTTCCGGCCACGGCGCGTCTTCGGGGCGGCCCAGCCCGCGGTTCAGCGCCTGGACGTGCGCGAGGTAGCTGTCCCGCGTCATCCCAGCATCAGCCTCCCGCAACGGCGGCGGGACGCCAGGGATGATCCGGGCGGCGTCCTGGGTCGTGGTCGTCTGCGGCTCCAGCTCCAGCATTCGCGCCGTCTCGTCGGCGCGCACCTGGGGCGGCACGATCGACGGCAGAATGCCGCTCTGCCGCAGGGGATCCAGCGGGGGCGGGGTCGGCGTGATCGCCGGCCTCGGCGCCGCGGTCGCGCCCGGCGCCGGAGGCACCGCCTCGAAGGGATTGAAGCCGGCGATCGCCCTGCGCGATTTCTCGGCATCTTCGAGCTCGGCCCGCTTGGTCGCCATGGTGACCAGCTCGTTCAGGCCCGCCACGGGCCAGCGATCTTCGGGGGAGAAGGTCATGCCGGGCGGGAGGATCCCCATGTCTCGCAGCCGCGCCATCGGGATCTGCGCGGCCTCGAGCTGCCGCACCTTGAACGCGCGATCGGCCGCCTCTTGATCGATCTGCGCCTGCAGGGTGCGCTCGCGCAGAGCGCGATCCGCCGCCGCGCGATCGGCCTCGTACTGCAGGCGGCGCGTCTCACGCGCGACCTCGCCCCAGCCCCCGATGCCGGAGCCGATGCCGGCCAGGATCGCGACCAGTGGGCTTGCCATCGTCTACCCCCGCGTCGGCGGCGCGAATAGCCCGGCGAGGCCGCCGATGCCCGCACCGATCCCTGAGGCCAGAAGCTGGTTGCGCTGCAGCTCGCGCGCGAGATCGTGGCGGCGCTTTTCCAGGTCCTCGCGCGAATTCAGCTCGGTAGCAAACTGCTGTTCCTGCAACTCGCGGTTGAGGCGGTTCGTCATGTTCGTGGCCGCCGTCGAGATGCCGAACTGGTTGGCGGCGGCCTCGTTGCGCGCGTTCTGGAAGAAGACGTTCGCATCGGACTGCAGCCCGCCCGTGCCCATCTGATAACCCTGGCCGAGCGCGGCCAGGCGTGCGCCTTCCTGCGCGCGGGCCTCGGCGCCGGCGCCGAGGATGGCCTCGCGCCGCGCGCGCGTGGTTGCATCCATCTCCTCGCGATTGATGTCGGTCAGCCGGTCGTTGAGGATCGTCGAGAGACCGACGCCGCGCCCGAACGCGCCTTCGGTGCTCTTCTGCCGCTCGCGCAGGGCGAGCCGTTCCACGTCTTCACGCTGGCGCTCGAACAGCGCGCGCTCGATCTCCGGCTGGCCCTGGGCCGGATGAGCGAGGACATCGCGCAAGCCCGACGCGCTCTCAAGCTGCAGGTTGCGGAAGGCATCGAGCGCTTCCTGCGTGCGCGGCATCATGAAGTCCTGGGGCCGCGTGTACGCCGACAGCGCCTCGGGATCTTCCAGGAGCGAGGCGAGCCCTCCACTTCCTCCCGTGAGCACCCGGAGGCTGTCGTCGAAGCCGGTGTTCAGGCTGTACGGCGTGCGGCTGATCGGCGACGTGGGACTCTGCGGGCCCGCGGGCGGCGTGTAGCCGAGATCGGCGTCGGTCGGCGTGCCGGTGCCGGTGTAGCCAAACCTCGTCCTCCAGTATTCCGCCTGCTGCTCGGGCGAGAGATCGGTGACCTTGAAGGCGTCCGGGGCGTACTGCGTCATCCGCGTGCTCCTCCACTACTGCGAGCCATCAGTCGTTCCAGGGCCCCCATGCCCCCGCCCGGCGTGCTGAGCTCGGGCGAGAACGGCGTGAAGGCCGCCGCGAGCTCCGCGCCCTTCGGCTGGGCCAGCACCTGGGCGCGCGGGACCGCCATCGCCGACACCGGGGAAGGCGTGCCGGGCGGCTCGCCGATTCTGAGCGCGCTCGCCCCCGCCTTCGCGCCGCCGATCACGTCTCCGAGCGCATCCCCCAGGGCGGAGCCGAGCCCCTTGCCCCCGGAGCCGAGTGCCGAGAGGATCCGCGACAACGGCGAGCCGGGCCCGCGGGGCGTGACCGCGCTCTCGCTGAGGTCACCGGGCAGGTTGCCGGTGATGGTGCCGAGCCCCGGCCACTGCATGCGGGTCGACGGCTCGGAGCCATGGGAGACCACGGGATCCCAGTAATCGCCGATCCGGCCGCCCAGATCGAACTGCGTCGGCGGCGCCTCGAAGAAGCCTTCGCGCTTGACCAGCTCGTAGGGCGTCGCGTACTGCGACGGCGTCACCGCGTCGCGCATGATGTCCATCTGCGTCGGCGGCTCGCCGCTCAGCGAGAACTTGCCCGGGTCGAGCACCGGGCGCTCCTCGATCTCCGGGAGCCCGTAATCCGGGTAGCTCAGATCGATGGGCAGATTCGGGTACTCGTTGACGATCGAGCCGACGTTGTCCCACTCGCCCGGGTTGTAGCCGAGGTAGTCCGACTCCGGCCGGTAGGAGAAATCGAAGTCGAGCGTCGGATACAGCTCGTCGACCGGCGAGAAGTCCGGCAGCCAGGGCCCCTCGAATCCGAACATCGTGCCGTACGGCATTACGCCCTCCGTCCTGCGATCGCCGCCCGCAACACGTCAGAAGAAACCGGCCCGTACTGCTGGGCCTCATCGATACGCCGCTGGCGCTCCTCGCGCGCCCACTGCTCCATCGTCGCCGCGTCGGCGCCGTAATACTGCGACTGCGGATCGTCGTAGCCAAGATATTGCCGGTGCGCCACGCGCGTCCGCTCCTTCGTGGCCGGGTCCTGCTCGATGAGCCGCTGCAGCGCCGACTGCGCGCGCGAGCCAAACTGCTGCCCCATCTTCCGCGCGGCATCGAGCCCGGGATTCGGGGCCTCATCCCCTGACTGGTAGCGCTCCAGATACTCGGGCGAGGCGATGTACGCCTGTGCCTCGGCCGCCGCCTTCTGCCTGGCTGCCTGCAGGTTCGCGACGATGCCCTTGGCGTAGACGTTGCCGGCCTGGGCATCGCCGTGCAGGCGCAGGGTGGCGTCCAGCCACTCGGTGAGCCGCTGGGATTCATCGGTGAGCATGCCGGGGTTCACGCCCGCCTGCAGATCGCCCCGCACCTTGCCCCCCTCGCGGAGGATCCGCGTGGCGTCGGCAAAGGAGAGCTGGGGGATCCCCGGGTGGTTTCCGTTGAGCTCCCCCAGGTGGTTGCCCTGGCGGTCGTACATGTTGACCGTCGCCATCGATTCGGCACCGGGCTTCCAGAGATGCCGCACAGCGTCCATCCAGGCGTCCGGGGTCTCCGCATAGCGGAGGTTGGCGAACTCCTGCCGGTTGGCCCCGATCGAGCGCCCGACCTCCATCGCCTCACGCACGCGGTGTGGCACGTCGGGGGCGAGCGCCTTCGAGAAATTCCGCATGATGGCCTGGCTGATGAGCCCCGTGACGGGCCCCACCACGCCGCCGAGCGCCGCGCTGCTGGAAGACGCCAGGGCGGTGAGCGCGGTGCTGGCCGCGTTCAGCCCGAAGTTGAGCCCCGCCGCACCCGGCGACATGTTGCCCTGCAGAACGTTATAGATGTCGCCACCAGCGCCCAGGGCCAGCGCGGCGTAGGGCGCGGCGGTCGAGATCGCGGAGAGCGCGGGGCTCGCGTAGCCGAGCGCCTTCGCGGCCTCCGCCCCGCCTTTCAGGGCCGTGGTCGCGCCGCTGGCGGCCCCCAGAGCCCCCAGGACCGGGTCACCGCCCTTGGCGATGCTGTAGACGTTCTGACCGGCGTTGATGAGGCCCCCCAGCCCCGCCAGGGCCGCCGAACCGGTGTTCGCGAGGCCGCCGAGGCCCGTGTCCTTGCCCAGGAGAGCGCCGAGGCCGCCCAGCGCGGACGATCCCAGCTTGGTCGCGCTCCCGCCCAGCCCCAGCCACTGGAGCATGGCGAGGTCGTCCGCGCTCAGCCCCTTCGACGGCTGTGGCAGTGCGGGCGGCGGCTGCGACCCCAGCTTGGCCAGCCCCGTCGCTGGGGGAGTGGTGGGAGAAACGGGTGACGCTGGAGGTGATGGAGGCGCATTCTGGGCAGAGCTGCTGGCCAGGGTGCTCGCGGTGGGAGAAGCCGCCGGTGCCGGGGCCGGCCCCGACTTGGCCTTGTCCAGCGCCTGCGAGGCGGACACGGCCGGGGTCGGCGGCGTCGTCCAGCTCGCCGGGGCCCAGCTCGGCGCCTCCCAGGAGAACGGCGTGCTGGGAGAAGGAGGCCGGTAGGCCGGCGTGCTGGGGGCGCTGTAGTTGTAGCGGCCAGAGCTCCGCAGCCGACGCTGGCCGGCCGGCACCGCCCCGAAGACGCGCGCTAGACCCTGAGCCATGCCCCAAGCGCCCCGCACACCTGCCGCAGCGGTCGCGGCAAGGTCGCATCGGCCCCTGCCGCAGCGAGGACCCCGATCAACGTGTCGAGCGCGTCCTTGCGCTGCTGCTCGATGGTGGGCGGCGGCGGCGGCAGCGGCTGGCCATCGCTCTGAATCACGTCGATCACCTTCGCGAGGTATTCGCCGTCCTCCACCTCGCGCGTCTCGAAGGAGAGCCGCGCCGGCGCGACGTGCAGCGCCTCGGCGAGCTCCTGCCGGTGAACGTCTTCCGGCACGCCCTCCCCGGTCACGTACCACCGCAGGAGCGTGCTATCGAGAAAGGCCCGTCGCACCGTCGTCATTCGTTGGTCCTTACCGGAGCATGAGATAGACACCCACGACGCCCGCGAGCAACGCGGCCGCGATCATCACGAAGAACGCCACTCGCCCACCGCCCACGCACTCGCCTCCCGCCGCGCTGGCCCGGGGGGCTACACGTCACCAGCCCGACCGGGGTTCGCACCGACTCGCCCTCCGTATCGTCAACCGTACTCACCTCGATCCGCGACGTGCCCGCCGAGAGCTGCACGGTCCACTGCGGTAGCGTCGTCACCGCGCGCCGCTCGTCGTTGACGTACCACGCCCAGCCTATATGTCGCTCGCCCGCGTGCCGCGCGTCGGGCACCAGGCTCACGGTAATGCTGCCGGTCACCTCGGCGACCTCGGGCGGCTCGACCACGGTGCCGATGGGCGGCCCGTACTTGTAAGCGTTCGCCCGGCTATCGAGGAACAGGATCAGGTCCTCGATGTCCTCGTCGGTCAGCTCCGGGCGCGGCACCCCGGTGCCCCAGCCCGCACGGATCTCCTCGGCCAGGGCCGCGCGGTCGATCTCCAGCCCGCGCTCGTCGATGGCGTGCTTCATCCAGAGGTCCATCGCCGTCGGCCCGATGTAGTTCGTGAAGTCGGGCCCGTAGAACTTCAACCAGCTCGGGCGATGGTAGGTGGGCTCGCTCAGGCTGGTGCCGTTCCCGAAGATCCACTGCCCGCGCTCGATGGCCTCGAACTCGGCATCGGTCCAGATGCGATCCTGGTCGTTGCGCGAGCGGACGTAGATCATCCACGGCACGTTCGCCGCGTGGAAGATGAAGCCCTGCGGGCCCACGTCCTGATGGTTGATGCTCACGGCGATCGGGTACGCCGGATCCGGCAGGCGATTGGCGGGGCCATCGAGCATCCGCTTGGTCCCGATATTCGGGCGCGTGCGGATGATCGGCCCGCTGTTCACCCACGTGTCGCCCTGCGGGCGCCACCAGCGCCCGGTGTTCGACTGCCAGGCCCCGGTCGCGATCGAATCGACGGGGCCGACCTTGGCGCGGCGATCGGCCACGAACGAGATGCCGCTGAACACTCGCGTGCCCACTTCGGCATCGGGATCGGGGGAGAAATCGAGGTCGAACGCCTTGGTCACCTGCTCCATCGCGAGATCGAACCCGTACGAATCCCACACGTGAAAGCCCGAGGCCATCAGGCGACCATCGGACAGCTCGGTGAGCCCCTGGGGGCGCAGGACGCTCGCGTTCGAGAACGGGCCCGGGCGCACCATCGCGCGCAGCACCTCGGGCGGCAGCTTCGAGACCTTGCCGCGCTGGCCGAGTGCTTGACGGTCCGTGGTGGCTCCGCCGACGCGGAGCTGGGCGTCGGTAGGCTCGAACGGTGCGCCGGAGTCGGTGCGCGACTGAAAGATCGTCCGCACGATCCCCGTGCCGGCCAGGCGATTCGGAACGATCTCCACCAGGCGGCCGGAGACGGTGATCGTCGCGTAAAACTTCCCGTTGCTGTGCTGCAGGATGTCCCACGGCTCACGGAAGCGCGCCTGCGCGCCCTCGCCGTCTTCGTTCCCCTCCGCGCCCCAGGGATCGCCACACCAGGTGCGGACCGGCGTGTCGGCGACCGTCTCGTCGTCGTAGTCGGTAAAGTCCGCCTGCCTCCACGGTCCGACGATCAGGATGCGGTGATGCAAGGTGTCGACGATCAGCCCGATCTCCTGGTCCTCGGCGGCATCGGCGAGGAGCACCGACGCCGGGCCCACCCACGTGCCCCACGGCTCGCTCAGCCCCGGCTTGCAATCGAGCCACGTGCCGCAGAGCTCCAGGCGCGACATCGCCTTGTCGTGTTCCTGCTGCTCGGCCGGCGACATCACTTCCACGCGCTCGTTGTGCCACTCGTCCCAGTAGAGGTGCGGGCCGTTGCTCCGCGTGCGCCACCCCACGAGCGTGCGCGAAAGTCCCTGCTCCACGTCCGTGTAACCAAAGCGCCCGCGGGTTTCGAGGAACCAGAACCAGCCGTTGTGCCACGCGCCGCTGCTGCTCGGCCACTGATGATGAATCACGCAGTGCTGCCGGCAGCCATCGGTCATCAAGGTTTTCTGGGTTTCGAGATCCGCGTCGTAATAGTGCTGCCGCACCCAGATCCCGAGGCGATCCTGGCTGTCGGCGGCGGCGTACAGCGGCATCCCGTGATGCCACGCCCACGCCATGCGATCCACTTCCAGGGTGTCCGGCTGCGTGGTGTCGATCGGCAAGGTCACGCGCGGCAGCAGCGGACGGTGGACATGCGCGAGCAAGCCACCGGGCCAGAACACCGGCACCGGGCGGTCGGTCGTCTCGATCAAGGGCGCGCCGTTGACTTCATACTTCGTCACGACGTTCCACAACCACTGCGGCCGGTTGATATCGCCCTGGCCCTCGAGTGCGATCGGTTCTCCCAGCACGCACACCGGCGGGCCGTCGACGCCCGCCGGCCAGCGCGCCTCGCCCCACAGCACCGTGGAATAGCCCTGCACGGTGAACTGCGACCAGTCGATCGTGGCCGCCCACGGTGCCGGGCCCGCGATCCAGTCCGAGGCCACCTCCAGGCGATCCTCGATGCCGACGAGGAACCTGAATTCCGGATAGCCGTGCGGCGGCACGTTAGCCGTCGTGGGAGGTGGCTTGTCCGGCCGGTAGGGATAGACCACGATCGGCGTTTCTTCCACGCTACCAAGCCACGCCTGTTCCACGCGCGGCGCGCGCGGGGCCTCGAAGCGCGTGATCTCACGGTGGTAGCGATTCCAGAGCTGCGTGCCCTTCACGCCGGACGCGTAGAAGCCGATGTAGTACCCGAAGCCCATCAGACCCCCAGCAGCTCGAAGACGCGCACGTTGGCCGCCCCCACCGTGATGACGCCGCCCGTGTTGCGTCCGCGCAGGTCGATCGACGTGATGGTCGTGGCCAGGGAGATCGTCGCGCCGCGGATCAGCCCCGTGCCGGCGCCCGCCGCGGACGCGATCAGCCAGACGATCGCCTGGGCGTAATTCGTCGCGCGCGGACCGATGAACAGCACCGACAGCCCGGCTTCGTTGGAGGCCGTGGAGGCGAGCACCGTGGCCTCCGCGACATTGGTGGTGCCGTTGACGCGTACGTCCATGAGCATCGAGTCGGCCGCCGCGTTGTTCTTGCGGAACCCGAACAGCACCAGCAGCGCCGAGGTGGACGGGACGCTCAGCGACGAGATCGTCTTGAGCGTGGTGATGGACGCCGACGTGGTCGTGGCTTCCGCGTCACTCACCGCCAGCAGCGTGCTGGACAGCGCGACCCACGACGGCACGCTGCCGCCCCGGAGCACCTGCGTGGCCAGGCCGGCGCCGAGCCGCGCCATCACGTTGGCTGCGGAGCCGTACAACAGCTCGCCGGCCGCGATGGTGGACAGCCCGGTGCCGCCCGTCGTCACCGGGCGCGTCTCGTTGTTGAGCGCCTGGAAATTGCCATTGAAGTGCGCTGCGAGCGGGATGGTGCCGTCCACCAGGGTCACCAGGCTTGCCATCTAATCTCCTCGCCGGATGATGCGCCGCTCACGGTAGTGCGCCTCATAGCCTAGAAACGTCCACGGCTCGCTCGCGCCGAGCCCTTCCAGAGTGAGGCCGATCACGTCGCCCAGGCCGCGCGTGTCGATGCGCTTGATGACGCGCGTCTTGCCGCCGAGCGGATCCACGCCCAGGACCCAGGTAAGGCCGAGCAGGTGCGATTCCGGATCGGCCAGGTCCAGGACGTACGTCTGCCCGCCCGAGGCTCCGAAATCGAATTCGGTCGTCACGCGCAGCGTCGTCGCCGTCTCGGCGTCGAAGTAGAGGTAGAGCCGGCGCAGCGACTTCTCCGTGCCGGGTTCTCCCAGCGTGGTCAGGTGCTTGAAGGTCGCCGTAATCGGGTTCGTGCTCTCCCTGTGCAGGATCCGCACGAAGCCGTCGTAGCCGCCGGCGTAGAGCTCCTGCACGCCGGTGGCAGAATTCCTAACGAGCCACAGCGACGCGATGCCCCACTTCGTCGTGTCGGTCCGCGTCGGCCAGACGCTCCAGGCTTTCAGGAGCAGGCTGTAGACGAGCAGGATGTCGTTCAGCCCGTCGCCGTCCGAATCCATCGCGAAGAAGAGCAGCCGGCGATGGCGATCGAAACAGGTCACGGCGGTGTCGAACGACACGAAGGTCAGCGCCTCGGCCTCGTCGGGCATGAAATATTGCTCGATGGGGTCCGAGATCAAGCGCGGCACGAAGTCGCCGAACTCCGTCACGCCGCTGAGCGCGTAGACGCCTTCCGGCGCGACCCAGAACGCCTCGGTGCCCGCCGAGCAGGCGCCGGCCAGGGACTGACAGCCCACACTCGAGGATTGCGGGACGCGCGTCCACGTCGAGAACCCCGAGCCCTGCAGGCGATGAACGCTGTAGTCCTTCCACAGGATGGCCTCGCCCGTCGTGAGCGACACCATGTCGGTCAGCGGTCCCATGCCGTCCTTCAGGTCGACGAGGATGGTCGCCGCGTCGTTCGCCGTCGTGTAGTCCTCGGGGTTGTCCGTCGCAGAGATCGTGAGCCGTGAGGGATTGGTCGCGTCGAAGAGCAGCACGTGATTGCGATGCACGAGCACCTTGCGCGCGGTGGTGGGCGGCGAGCCGCCGAGCAGCGCCGTGCCGCCCGGGGTGCCATCCGTCTTGCGCGGGGCATCGACGCCGTTGCAGCAGATGAGCAGGTCGTTGTACTGATCGAAGCTCCAGCGGACGCCGCTGCCCGTCGAGAGCCCGGTCGCGAGGTTCGTGGTGGTGCCGTCGGTGTCGATCCGCACGAGCCGGCCGTCGGTGGTGCCCACGATCACGCGGTCGGTGCCCGTCGATTGCCGGAGCTCGCGCCCGCCCGTGATCGCCACGTTCGCGCCGAGGCTGGTGGTGTTGGCGTTCACGCTGTCGCGGCGCTTGGCGACCCCGCCCGACGGGACGTAGAGCAGGTTGTCCGCCTGCGTGAGGAAGCGGTTGTCCTGGGCGTAGGCCAGGATCGTCGGGCTCGTGTGGTTATCGAGCCCGCCCGAGAAGTCGAAGGCCCGGTAGCGCTTGAGCGCCTTGAGCTTGGGCATCTAGACCACCACCAGGCGCAGGAAGAAGATCGTGACGCGCACGCGGCCGGCGTTGCTGGCCGGCACCGCGTTGGGCGTGAGCCGCACGCCGGTCGCCGCCGCGTAGAGGCTCGGCGTGGTCGTGCCCATGCTGCCGGTAGTCGCGACGCCCACCGTGGTGGCGATGCCGCTGCCGTAGCGGGTCGTGGCGCCGGAGACGCCCACATCGAACGTGGCGGCGGTCGGGATGGCCACCGACACGCGCACCGCCACGCCGAGCCCCAACGACGCCGCGGGGAACTTGATCGCGGTGTCGGTGAAGGCGGCGGCGCCGATCGTGGTGACCTCGCTCAGCGATTCGATCCGGACATCGACGCCGGTGTCGCTCACCCAGCGCATGGAGCCGGCCACGGACCAGAGCCGCGAGGCCGCGCTCAGGAGCGCGCTGTTCAGCGTTTCCGCACTGAAGCCAGGCATCAGGGGCCCAGCGCCTCACCCGGCATCTAGTAGCTGCCCATGTACGGCGTGACGAACTCCGGATCGAGCGTCTGCCGCTTGTGCGAGCCCATGAACGCCGCGACCACCGTGGCGCCCTTCTGTTCCCAGACCGCGCTCGTCTCGTCGCGATCCATCACCTGCAGGTGCGCGACTGCCCAGTGCTCGACCGCCATGTAGAGCGGGTGCGGCATTTCAAGCTGGTCGTCGTCGGCGCTCAGATCCGCGAGGATCGGCACGTACCAGAGCCGCAGGTCGAGCGACGTGTCGAGCGGGGGCGCGATCACCAACGTGCGCTCGGCCACCAGGTCGAAGTAGACGGTGCCCGGCGACTGGTTCTCGGTCGTCTCGCGCAACCCACGCATGTCGTTCAGGTCGCGGTGGGAGAATCGCACCCATTCGTAGCTCGAGGTGATGACCTCGATCAGCTTCACCTCGGCCACATCGAAGGGCAGGTAATACTCGGTCGTCCCTGCCACGAGCCGGAAGTTGGTCGCGGCGTAGCTCGCGCCGAGGATCGACATCGTGCCGTCGGTGCTGCGCGGCGAGGACAGCAGGTAATCGTCCTTGAGACGCTTGACCTCCATCCAGACGCGATCCTTGGCGCGATTGATGGCTTCGACCATCTGGTCGTCGCTCCAGAACGCGGCCACCGGCTCATCGAGCGAGTTGCGGACCGCCGTCTTCAGGCTCGACAGCGTCTTCTGCTGCGGATCCGTCGCAACGGTGGGAGAAGCGGCCCCGGTCCGGATGAAGCCCCGCGTCACGACATGCTTGATCGGCATTACGTCACCCTCGTGCGGCTGGTCGGTTCGCTGGTGTCATCGAGCAGATACGTCTCCGCCGCCGTGCTCTTGTCGAGCTTCTTCGTCGTCCAGGTACCGGCGACGACCTCGAACTCACAGAGGTTCTGCGCGATGCGATAGAGGATCTGCGGCAGGGTGGCCGCGACCCCGTCCGCGGCATAGGATTCGGACATCGCGGTGGTGAACATCCCCGCCACGATTTCCGCCACCGCATCCGCGGCGAGCTGCGAGGCGCCGATCGCATCCGGGCCCAGGGCGGTGACGCTGCCGACGCTGCCCACCACGTTGCCGCCGACATTCCCGAGCACGCTGCCCACGCTGCCAACGACGTTCCCGCCGACGTTGCCGGTCACGCTGCCCACGGCGCCGGTGACACTGCCGACGCTCCCGACCACGTTGCCGCCGACGTTCCCGGTGACGCTCCCGACGGCGCCGGTCACGCTGGCCACGCTGCCGTTCACGTTGCCGGTCACCGTGCCGACGCTGCCGACGATGCCGAGGCTGCTGTTGGGGCTCGCGTAGCCGGTGCCGTCGAACCACGCCTCGGCGTTGTCGGCCGCCGCGGTGTCACCGCTGATCTGGGCGACATTCGCGTCTTGCTTGATCGTGCCGCCCGCGTAGCCGGTGCCGTCGAAGAAATCTTCCAAGTTGGTGCTCGCGGTGCCGCCGTCGACAAGCAGGTCGTTCAGGGCCGCGCGCCGGAACCCGATCGTCGGGCCCCGCCACGGGAGCACGCCAGTCACCAGGCCCGAGAACCACCCGTAGCCCTCGGTGTCGTTGTTGATGGACGCGCCGGCCGAGGCGGGAATCTCGATCGTGTAGATGCCGTCGCCGAGGTGCGTCCAGTCGTAGACGCCGCCCGACGTGGGCGTCACCGCGGTCTGCGTCACCACGCCCGCGCTGGTGACGAAATTCCAGACCAGGTCCATGCCGGCCGCGTTGAACGCGATCGCCGTCTCGCGCGTCTTGAAGTCGGTGTCGTCGAGCAGCGCGAGCAAGTTGACCGGCACCACCACCGCGGCGTCCACGTCGACCCACAGGTCAGGCACGGCGGCCCCTATTGCTGGGCATAGGCGTACCAGGGTTGCGTGCCGCCGCCGCCCGCAGCCACCGCGTTGAACCCGGCCATCGCGATGGCGCAGTTCCGCGCGGTGGCCCACGTGTAGCCCATCGTCACACTCGCGGCGCCGCCCTCGGTGCTGGTGGCCCCGTAGACGTTGTTCGACGCGGTGGCGTTGGTCGTCACGTCGTTCTTGTCGTTGGCCTGGCCCACGTTCGCGGTGGGGGCCTCCGTCGAGTCGCGCTTGCTGAGGAACGCCACGTAGAGCTTGTCCACCGACGCCGCGGCGTCGGTGACGGAGAGCGCCGCGGCATTCACCCCGCCGTTGTTGCTGGTCACCGCCGTACTGAGCGCGTCCGCCGGGTCGACGCCCGTCGCGGAGCACGCCATCCCGACGAGCTGGGAGGTCGCCGACAGCGTGATGATCACGTCGTGAGCCCCAGACGCCGGCGCGTTGAACTCCCACAGGTCGATGAGCGCTTGCGTGTTGCGCGTGCTCCCGATCGACGTGCCAGCGACCCCGTTGTACGTCACGCTGGAGACAGTGGCCGTCGCCGACCGCACGGCGACCCCCACGGCGAGACCGAGATTCGATCCGGTGTTCGTCTTGCTGAACGTCAGCGATAGGAGCGCCGCCGCGCCCGCATCGACGACGACGTTATCGTCGAAGACTGGCGCCGCCATGCTCCAGCACTCGGCACACCGTGACCCAGGCGTGGTTTGCCCACTCGTCGAACGGCAGCCACGGCGGGCGCCCCTGGCGGTACTCGGCCTCGGTCAGCTCGACGGCCCGGGAGAAATCGAGGATGCCCGTCGCAGGATCCCGAGGGACCGCCTCGTACACGTAGCGCATCAGCGGCCCCGCCACCTCTCGCCTTGCGCTCGTCCAAAGTCCCGCCGCGACGGCGTCGGGGGAATCCTGGCACTCGGCGGCGGCCCGAGCGACGCGCCCGGCGGGATGTGGCCGCCGGTCGGGATCGGCGGTCCCGGAACCGCGCCGGGCAGCATCGGAT